ATGGTCGATATTCACAGCGAAGAATATATATTGGGTCAGAATATAAGAAAGTACCGATTGCGACTGGGATGGTCGCAGGCAGATTTGAGCAATGCGGTGGATATTGACCGAGCTGACATCTCCAAGTACGAGAATGGAGCGAAAGGTATAATGAGCAGCTCACTGCTGCGTAAATTTGCAAAAGCCCTCGGCGTTTCAATGGACGCACTGATGGACGAAGAAGAGCCGGAAAACACAGCGGCTTCAATTCAAGAAAAATATGAGAAGTTGAGCTCCAGGCATCAAGAGATGGTAAAAGAAACCATTGATGCGTTTTTGTTCCAAGAAAGTCATGTGGCTATGGCTGGTTAAGTACCGTACAGATCAAAAGTGTCTGTGCGGTATTATTTTGCCTTTTTTACTGCCGATATAGGGCTTTCACAGAATCGATATGAAAATGTGGCGAATTCGCCACAGAAGTGTGGCTTATCTGCCATCTGCAAGAGCCTTTCCAACTGGTAGACTATAAACAGTTCAAGGGACAAGCCCACAGAGCCAAAACGAAAGCACCTGTCGGCAGTACCTCGGACAAATAAAAAATATCGAAGCCCGATTCTAGAGCAGGCGAAGGATACCATAAGCGATCTGACAGCGCAGCAGAGTTATTTGCTGGAGCTGGAGGACTGAACATGGGATCGTTCTAACCTTCTTTAGAATCGGGCTTTTTGCGCCTTTTGACCGCAGAGTCTGTCCGTTTCATGAGTATGCCGCGAATCTGCCATGTGTGTTCTTCAAAGCCAGAGCTTTCAGTATCCTTCCCTCCCAGAAGTCCGGGGGAAAGGACAAAACAATGATGAACATGATGACTGGAGCAGTAGCAATCAACGGTGGAGTAGGTGTGATGGAAATCCATCAGCCGCAGGTGGCAGTCAGCCAGATGGCAGCAAGCGCGGCACAGGCTGCAGAGCAGGTGGCTCTGAATGCACACATCACTCTGCGTGAGCTGAAAGGAATGATCGACACTGTAGTGGAGAAGAAGCTCCCGACTTTCAAGACTCTCATGGAGATGAACCCGGTGGCAGTAGCCCGCACGAGCGTGAATGGTGCAAAGCTGACGGCCTATGAAAACGGCTATGCAGTCTATGAGGTGGACAGTGCCCACACTGTCATGGCCGTGGAACGCTGCGGAGATTACCGCTACGACTTCACCGATGGCACACATCAGATCGTGCCGGCAGAGACTTTCGAGGATGCCGAGTGGAGTCTGCGCCTTCTGATGGAAGGGGAAAAGCGTATGGAACACAACCTCAGTAAAACTGCTGCAAAGTTTGAGCAGGTGCCGCTGGAGTGCGATGGCTCTGACTGGTCCGCTTCTATTATGGTGGACTTTTTGGATGAAGACAATGCCGAGATGCTGGCAGACAAGGAACTGCGCCGTCTGTATGCTGCCATGAGCAAGCTGACCGAGCGTCAGATGGAAGTGGTCCAGCTCTACTTCTATAAAGGTATGACCCAGCAGGAGATTGCAGAGGAAATTGGTATCGGTCGCCGTTCTGTTGGAAACTGCCTGGAAGGTGCTCTGAAAAAAATCAGAAAAAACTTTTAAGAAAAGTACCTCCCAAACAACTCCAAACGGTGTGCTTTATGTAAGGATACAAAATCCTCAATACATCAAGGAGGTAAGAACCTATGAAAGCAGTAAGCGAGAAGGTCATCCAGCAGACCCCCGATCCCATCGAGCGTCCACCCGGCGGGGGAGATCCAGTCACCGAACCGGACGCCGCAGCCGTGGGTGCGGATACAGTAAACAAAGCGGCTGCAACGGCGCCGAAGAAAATTTTCGTCTGCTCGCCATACCGACCGACCTCAAAAACAGAGGAATGCAGGAAAGATGAGCTGATGGCGAATATCAACCGCGCCAAGACCGCCTGCAGGATTCTCACCACACTGGGGTTTCTACCGCTGGCACCGCACCTGTACTTCACCCAGTTCTTAAAGGATGAGGATGCACAGGAGCGTAACACCGGCATGAAGCTGGGAATGCGCTGGCTGGAGGAGGCGGACGAGCTCTGGGTGTTCGGTAACACGATATCCGAAGGGATGGCGGCAGAGATCGAGAAAGCGCATGAGCTGAACAAGCCGGTACGCAATCTGCCGGAGCCGGGGCGAGTGATCGAACTGCTCTTAAAGAGCATCTCGGAACAGTACCATGTTCCGCTGGATGATAGGAAAGCTGAAAACAGCAATGGGCAGCAGGAAGCTGCAGAAAGTGAGGAAAACAATGGCTAACGAAAAGAAGAACGGGACTCTGGAGGAGATCATCATGGAAATGCTCAAGGAAGGAAAGGCTGTCCGCATTCCTATCAGGGATGTAGTGGACAAGCTGCAGGAGAATGTTAAGGCTGCGGAAGATGCGCAGGAGGCGGTTCAGCCGGAAACTGAGAAGTCGGAAGCGGTGCCACAGGGCGGACAGGTCAAGACCGTGCCGATCAACATCCACATCGACAACCTGCATATCCACATGGATGAACGCATGACTTCCTACAACAACTTCGAGGGTGATTCCGATGAAACGGATGAGCCTGATGAGGACGAGCCGGAGGACATTGATGTGGATGCGATGATCGGTCTCATCAAGGCAAAGACCGGTCTGTGCGAGAAGGTCATTCTGGCAGTGCTGGCCGCCCAGGAGGAGTACCTCGATTCCATTTGGGGTGAGAACATGGATGAGGAGGACAAGGCATGATGGATGAGATGAATGTTCTGAATGCTCCAAAGAAGGTCGTGGACGGGCTGACCGAGGTTTTTGAAGGACTTGCTCAGATGTTTGAAGGCGTGTCTGACCAGCTTGAACTTCTGGGCGCAGATGCTGCCCCGGAGGATAAGCGTATCTTCCCGATCGTGGATCAGGAAGCTCCTGCCGTGTCTGAGAAGAAAGGTGCAGCAGCATCGCACCCCCGCAAGAAGCCGATCAAGAAGATCCGAAAGGTCGAGGAAGCTTCGGACAAGCTGGAGGAACCTGTCACTGACAGCAACAGCGATGCCATTGCAGACATACAGCCGGATGCCGAGAACAGTGCCGGGGAAGCAGAGGAAGAAGAAAACTTCCCGGCGGATGATGCAGATGATCTTCCGTGGAGCAAGGATACCGGTCAGGTGAAAGAGACCGGCCGGAAGAACGAGCCGACTGATAAGACCAGACAGCCTGATAAGGCGCAACAGGCCAAGCAGGAATCACCTGCTGCCGCTACGACATCGTCTGCGGTGACGATCACCAAGGATGATATCACAGCGGTCATTGTGGCGAAGATCAAGAAGAAGCGTGATAACAACGAGAAGATTGGTCAGCTTCTGAAGACCTATGGTGTCGGTCAGCTCTCTGACCTTCCTTCGGAAAAGTACGAAGCGTTTCTGGCTGATGTCTCCCAGATTTAAGGGAGGTCATTATGCCAGAAGTACACGCAATCCTATCTGCTTCCAGCTCGAAACGGTGGCTGAACTGTACGCCATCGGCAAGGCTGGAGCAGAACTTTCCAAATGAATCCTCGGTGTATGCCGAGGAAGGAACAGCCGCCCATGCCTTGGGTGAGTATAAACTCCGCAAGTACCTGCATGAGAGAGTGCAGCGTCCGACCTCCGAGTACGAGAACGAGGAGATGGAAGCGAACACTGACATTTACGCAGAGTTCATCATTTCAACGGTGGAGCGCATCAAGGAAACCTGCCCGCATCCACTGGTCATGGTGGAGGAGCGGCTCGATTACAGCTATCTGGTTCCATCTGGCTTCGGTACCGGCGACTGCGTGATCATCGCAGACGGGACACTGTATGTCATGGATTACAAGAACGGCAAAGGCGTATTCGTCAGCTGTGACCACAATCCGCAGATGATGCTGTACGCCTTGGGCGCTTATCACGCCTACGGATACCTGTACAACATCAAGCAGGTGTCCATGACCATTATCCAGCCGCGACTGGAAAATATCTCAACGTATGAATGCAGTGTGGAGGAACTGTTGGACTGGGCGGAGACCTATGTCAGACCGAGGGCGAAGCTGGCCTTTGAAGGAAAAGGTGAGCAGGTTCCCGGTGACTGGTGCCGGTTCTGCAGGGCGAGGACTTCCTGCAAAGCCTGTGCCGAAGAAGCTCTGGCACTGGTGAAGGAAGAATTTCTGGATCTGGACGAAGGTGTTCTTACCGATGAGGCGGAGGAGACCGATGCCACAGCAGCTTACAATCCGGACACCTCCGCACCGACCTTCAAGTCCCCGGCACTCCTTTCCAGGACGGACATCGAAAAGATGCTTCCGACCCTGAACCGTATCGAGTCTTGGATCGAAGCGATTTTTGCCTATGTCAGTTCCGAAGCCATCAACCACGGCGTTGCGTGGGATGGCTATAAGGTGGTCGAGGGCAGGAGCAAGCGGCAGTTCCTTGACACAAAGTCAGTGGTGGCCGCAGCAGAAAAAGCCGGATACACCGACATCTATAAGACCGAGCTGATTTCCCTTACTGAGTTTGAAAAGCTCATGGGAAAGAAAAAGTTCAAAGAGATTCTGGGAGAGTATGTGGTCAAGCCACCCGGTAAGCTGGCGCTTGTACCAAACTCCGATCCCAGAGAGGCAGTCGATCTGGAGACTGCCGAGGATGAGTTCACGCCCCTTGACTGAGGCTGGACATAGAAAACCGCATTACACAACAGGATGCCGCAGTCAGATAAGAGGCGCGGCATCACAAAAGAATTTGGAGGATTTTTATTATGGCTAAGAAAATTACCAGTGCAACGAAGCTCGTTATCCCGTGCCGTATCTCTTTTGCTAACATCTTCGAGCCGAAGAGCATCAATGGCAGTGAGGCGAAGTATTCCGTTTCCTGTCTGATCCCGAAGGACGATAAGAAGACACTGCTGGCGATCCACAAGGCGGTTGAAGCAGCGAAGGAAGATGGCAAGGTACGCAAGTGGGGTGGCAAGCTCCCGCCGAACCTGAAACTTCCGCTGCGTGATGGAGACATCGACCGTCCGGATGATGAGAACTATCAGGAGCATTTTTTCCTGAACGCCACCAGCAAGGATGCACCGCAGGTCGTTGACCGTCACGTCCAGCCTGTGGTTGACCCGATGATGGTCTACTCCGGCTGCTTCTGCAATGTCAGCGTCAATTTCTATCCGTTCAATGCCAATGGTAACCGTGGTGTAGCGGTAGGTCTGGGCAACATCCAGTTCGTCAAGGACGGCGACCGTCTGTCCGGACGTGCATCTGCAGACGCTGACTTTGATGCGCTGGAAGATGATGAGGATGTTCTGGGCGGAGACGCCGGTGAGGAACTGCCGGATTACCTGCGTTAAGCATGGACAATTTGTACACAGCTAAGTAAGCAGGCCGGGGGATGTGTCAGAACATCTCCCGGTTTTTACATGAAAAATTGATTCACATGACGGATTGATTCAAACGAAGGGGTGAGATTTTTGAAAGAAATATTGGTCGATATTGAGACTTACAGCGAGGTGGACATCGGAAAATGTGGTCTGTACCGCTATGCTACGGACCCCAGCTTTGAGATCCTGCTGATTGCCTGGACAACCGATGAGGAAGCCGGCTTTGGTGAAACCAAGTGCGCTGACCTTGCATCAGGAGAAACCATTCCAATGGAACTGCTGGAGGCATTTCAGTCCGGAAGTGTGCGGCTGATCGCACACAATGCTGCCTTTGAACGTGTCTGTTTCTCTGTTCATCTGAACCGGTACTGTCCCGGACAGTATCTGAAACCGGGAGATTTTCTTTCGCCGGATAGCTGGATCTGCACGATGGTCATGGCGGCATCGCTGACTTTGCCGCTGGCACTGAAGGATGTCGGTACGGTACTGAAGACCAGCCAGCAGAAAGACAAAGAAGGTGAGAGGCTCATCAAGCTGTTTTCTGTACCGTGCAAGCCGACCAAGTCAAATGGGATGCGCACCCGGAATCTCCCGGAGCATTACCCGGCGGACTGGGCAAAGTTCAAGTATTACTGCATTCAGGATGTCAATACCGAGGTGGACATCTACAAGAGGCTGAAGAAGTTTCCAATGACGGAACTGGAATGGCAGCACTACCGCACCAATGAGCGCATCAACGACCGTGGCGTGAGGATCGACACGGAACTGGTACAGGAAGCAATCACCTGTGACCTGATGCTCTCCGATGCCATGAGCAAAAAAGCCTACAAGCTGACCGGGCTGGAAAATCCGAATTCCGTATCCCAGCTGAAGACATGGCTGGAGGAGCGCGGCATCCCGATGGACACGCTGGGCAAAAAAGATGTCGCCCAGATGATCACCGAGCTGGATAAAAACGGCGTGGATGCGGAAGCACTGGATATGCTGAAGTTACGACTTCAGATGGCGAAAAGCTCTGTGAAGAAATACCAGGCAGCGGAACGCTGTGTCTGCTCGGACGGCAGAGCAAGAGGACTGTTCCAGTTCTATGGAGCCAGCCGTACCGGACGCTATTCTGGCCGGAATATCCAGTTACAGAACCTCCCACAGAACCACATTTCCACGCTGGATGAAGCGAGAACACTTGTGAAGCTGGGGTGCTTCGATATGGTCGAGAGTATCTACGGCAATACACCAGACGTTCTTTCGCAGCTGATCCGCACCATGCTGATCCCGAAAGATGGATGCGAGTTCATCGTGGCAGACTTTTCTGCCATCGAAGCCCGTGTGCTTGCGTGGGAGGCAGAGGAGCAGTGGGTGCTGAATGCATTCCAGAACGGCGAAGACCTCTATTGCGCGACAGCTTCCCAGATGTTCCATGTGCCTGTCGTCAAGCACGGCATCAACGGTGACCTGCGTCAGAAAGGGAAGATTGCAACTTTGGCTTGTGGCTATGGCGGTTCCTCCGGCGCACTTATCAGTATGGGCGCACTGCAGATGGGACTGAACGAGGGAGAACTGCCGGAGATCATTGATTCCTGGCGGGAGGCCAACCCGAAGATCGTGCAGTACTGGTGGAATACCGAAAAAGCTGCAATGACGGCCTATAAGACCGGGGAGCGGCAGGAGGTCGGAAAGATCGCCTTTGAGTTCTATTCCGGCACTCTCTGGATGGTGCTTCCGTCAGGCAGACGGCTGGCATATCTGAAGCCGAGACAGCAGCCGAACCGCTTCGGTCGTATGAGCTTGACCTATGAAGGCGTGGGGCAGAACCACAAGTGGAGCAGACAGGAAACCTACTCCGGCCGGCTGGTCGAGAACGCGACACAGGCCATCGCCCGTGACATTCTGGCTGAGGCAATGGACCGCATCTCAGCAGAGGGGTTGAACATTGTGGCTCATGTTCACGATGAAGTCATCATCGAGGCACCCAAGGGTCAGTACACAGTGGATGAGGTCTGTAAGCTGATGTCGGTCAACCCGGCATGGTGTAAGGGCTTGCCGTTGGCTGCAGCTGGTTACAAGGGTGACTACTATTTCAAAGACTAAGGGGTGAACAAGATGCCGCATGTATTGAAAATGAAGGACGGAAAACTCCTGACACCCTTTGGCATCCGCGACCTGCTGGATGCAGTCGAGGACTATGCCGGCGAGGAACTCCGCCGGGAGATCGAGGAGTACATCGATACCAACATAGAGGATATTGATGACTACGAAAAGGAATATGACCGTATGGAGCAGGACAATGAACGCCTTGCTGACCATCAGCGGTCGGTCCTCTGTAACATCCGGGACGAGGTGGATGCGCTGGATACACTCCTGCAGGACACCCGACTGAACCGCAGGCGCATGCAGGGAGCAGTCCGGATCATCCAACAGATGATCAACCGGGAACTGTAAGCACTTGGAACTTAGAATAACACGGCGTCATTGTTATAAGAACACAGACGCATAAACAGGCGTATAAATATGCGCCGCAGAGATAGAGAGGAAAATTGCTATGAAAACAGGAAGAAATTTGCAGGAAGTCTTGGTTGAACTGAACCGCCAGAACAAGGCAAAGCAGGATTTTATCAGTCCGGCGCAGGGAATGCACCTCCGGGAAGATGGACACACCTTTGAGATCAACCATCTTACGACCAACCAGCAGGAGGTGTTTGGTACGACCTCGCTGTTCCATCGTCAGGTGGCATCGGCACTGGGCATCCCGGCAAAATACTATGATCTCATGCAGGCACAGAAGCCGGAGCTCCTGGCCGAGAACGTGAACAGCTGGTTTGCGGACAAGCCCAGTTCTTACATGGTCCGCTCGATGGATTATGGTGCCGGACAGGTGGCCCGTGCGCTGCTGTCGGAACGCTATCGCCGCATCGACAACATGGAAATCGCCACATCTGTCCTGCCTCTGTTCGCTGGAAACGATCAGTACGAGGTGATGTCCTGCGAGGTGACGGAAAACCGTCTGTACCTCAAGGTGGTCAATCACCGTCTGGAGATGGAAGTCCGCAAGGGCGATATCGTCCAGGCCGGTGTGATGATTTCCAACTCCGAGGTTGGTCTGGGTGCTGTGTCCATTCAGCCTCTGGTATATCGTCTCGTTTGCACCAACGGCATGGTGGTCAATGACATGGGCGAACGCCGTCATCATGTGGGCCGGCAGGCAAAAGCAGTGGAGGACAGCTTTGCCCTGTATTCGGATGAGACGATGGAAGCAGAGGACAAGGCATTCCTGCTGAAACTCCGCGATACCACGATGGCTGCCATTGATGAGAGCAGATTCTCGCAGGTGGTCGGCCGCTTGCAGGAATCTATGGCAGTACCGATCACCGGCAAGGTGCAGGACGTGGTGCAGCTGACCGCGCAGAGCTATGGCATCAACGCTGAAGAACAGGAAGGCATCCTCAAGTACCTCATCGATGGCGGCGACCTTTCTCTGTATGGCCTGTCCAATGCGGTGACCCGCGCATCGCAGGACGTTGTTTCTTACGACCGTGCCACCACACTGGAGGGCATTGGCTGGCAGGTCGCCACGATGGAGCCGCAACAGTGGAAGCAGATCAATCAGTGAGGTGGCGGCTATGGAAAATGTCATTCACTGGATTACAGAACACAAAGAGGAGAACCCTCCGAACAGGAAAGTCAGCCACAGCCACCCGGACCCGACTGCCGATGAAGCCATCAGTAATGTGATCCGGGAAGAACGCAAGAAAAAACACAAGAAAAGAAAACGCCCGCGGATCGGTGTTTGGAGAGCAAAGGAGGCAAAGCCGGATGAGAGAAAGTGAAGTAGAAAAGCAGTTTGTAGCTGCGGTGAGGGCCGTCGGAGGACAGGCCCTTAAATTTACCAGTCAGAGCATGAACGGTGTGCCGGATCGCCTGGTCCTACTGATCGGCGGCAAGTGTGCGTTTGTGGAGCTGAAAGCCCCTGGAAAGCAGATGCGCATCCTTCAGCGGAAGCGCAGACTGCAGCTGGAGACACTGGGCTTTCCGGTGTTCTGTGTTGACCGTTTGGAGCAGATCCGGCCTGCGGTGGACGCACTTCTGCACTGGACGCCGGGTGAGCCTATCCCACAGGGGATCGGGGCGAAAATCCCGGAGATGCCGGAAGTTACGCTGCCGCAGGGAGATACACAAAGCGAGGAGCCGGAAACACAGGCACAGGATGCCGGGGAGGAGGTGATGCCGCTATGAAGTTCATTCCACACGATTATCAGAGTTACTGCACCGAGTATATTAAAACGCACCCGATTGCAGCCCTTTTTCTGGATATGGGCTTGGGTTAAGGAAAGACCGTCATAACCCTTTCTGCAATCAAAGACCTCATGCTTGAGACCTTTGAGGTCAATAAGGTCCTCATTATTGCGCCGTTGCGTGTCGCCCGTGACACATGGCCGGCAGAAATCGAAAAGTGGGACCACTTAAAAGGGCTGGACATTTCCGTCATCGTTGGAGATGTCAAGACCCGGATCGCAGCAGTCCACCACCCGGCGATGATCTACATCGTCAATCGGGAGAACATCAAGTGGCTGGTGGAGTATTACGAGAAAAATGGAATGCGCTGGGATTTTGGCATGGTTGTGATCGATGAGCTGTCATCGTTCAAGAACTATCAGTCCCAGCGTTTTAAGTTTCTGCGAAAAGTCCGCCCGTTTGTGAAACGATGGGTCGGTCTGACCGGTACACCTTCTTCCAACGGCCTTATGGATTTGTGGGCAGAGATTGGGATTCTGGATGGCGGGGAGCGCCTTGGAAAGTTTATCGGCCGCTACCGGGAAGCCTACTTTAAGGCTGGGTCGATGAACCCGGCAACAGGCATCGTGTTCCAGTATGTACCAAGACAGGGAGCAGAGGAGATGATCTACCAGCGGATCTCTGACATCACGATTTCCATGAAGGCTCTGGATTATCTCAATATGCCGGATTGTGTACCTACAAGGTATGAAGTTGAGATGAACACGCAGGAAAGGGAACTCTACGATATGCTCCGGCAGGATCTTTTGATTCCGTTGAAAGACGGTGACATAGACGCTGCCAATGCTGCATCACTGACAGGGAAACTGTTGCAGATGAGCAATGGCGCGGTCTATGGCGAGAATGGCAAGGCGAGAGTCATTCACGACCACAAGCTGGAAGCCCTCGAAGACCTGATCGAAGCCGCCAACGGACAGCCGGTGCTGGTAGCTTACTGGTTTAAGCATGACAGGGAGCGTATCATCAGCCATCTGTCGAAGCTGAAAATCAAAGTTCGGGACATCAAGAGCAGCACTGACATCAAGGATTGGAACGCCGGGAACATCCCGGTCGCACTGATCCATCCAGCATCGGCCGGACACGGCCTGAACATCCAGCAGGGCGGACACATCCTGATCTGGTTCGGATTGACCTGGTCTTTGGAATTGTACCAGCAGACGAATGCACGTCTTTGGCGGCAGGGACAGACCCATGTGGTGACCATTCACCACATCATCACGAAAAACACAGTAGACGAGGATGTCATGGCTGCGCTGGAGCAGAAGGACATGACACAGGAAAAGCTGATATCTGCCGTCAGAGCACGGCTGGAGGAGTAGGAGAAGATTATGGAAAAGAATACGAGCAATTACAAATTTCTGAATGCAAAGGACCGTGCCGCAGAGAGAAAGCGCAGCTCCAGTGTTATGGACACGGACCGATATCACTACAAGACGGCACCGCATGTGCAGACCGGCAAGCGGAAGCGCGACAGTGATGGATTTTTCACACCGTATGCGATGTTCCGTCCGTACAGTGGCACCGGCCTGCTGTGTGCGATCTTCGGGGAAACACCCGCCCGTAAGACCTCTGACCTGCGAGTTACACAGGATATGCTGGCGAAGGAAGCCTATGAGCATGAGATCGAATTGCTCATGTGTCAGGCAAAAGCCTACGAGCTTCAGTTTCACAAGCGTTTCTGTGCGGAAGACCGTGCGGAGGAATGCTATGCGAAAGCAGTGGCAGCAGACAAACACCCGGATGCACCGAAGCTGACGGCGGAGGATACCAGACAGACGATTCTGGATGCGGTTACCTGGCGTTTCGATTGGATTCAGCAGAACAAGAGAAAGTGCTATCGCTTTGCCGAGATCCTGATTGACGCGAAGGAGCACCGTCTGGTGACAGACAGGGAAGAAAACTATGTTGACCTGTTTGTGCGGAATGCAGCTCTGATGCCGGAGCCGAACCGCAAGCTGATCGACTGCATGTACGAGGCGGCATGGTATTCCATCTATATGTTCAAGTATGGACTGGATGGACAGAAGGTGCCGACTCCGTGGTATGACACAAAAGAGAATGATTCAGGAAAGGGCAGGGTGAACGACTGATGGGAATGGCAGCAGATAATGTGGAATGCTACGAGAATCTGGCGAATGCAATTATCCTGCAGGCTGTCAAGGATTATAAAACTGTACTGTTCCGTCTGGAGGACCATCCGAACAACCGGGATGCGCAGTTTGAGAAAAAGAGGCTGGAAGGTTTCTTTCACTCCAACTGGTACAACACGCTGACGGATCTGGATGCCTGCACACTCATTTCAGGTGTGCAGGCAAGAGTGAAGGTTGAAGCCATGGAGCGTAGAAGGAGGAGGGCAGAAAACCTGCGCCGGAAAGCGGAGTGCGAGATGAAAAAGCTCGTGAAGCTGCTTACGGAAGCCGGTGCTGCTCTGACTCCAGAGAACATCCGGGCATTAGGTGATATTGCGTGATAAAAATAAACAGACCAGAACAGGAGGTGCAGTATGGCAGACGAGATGGATTATATGGAACAGGCAAAGGAACTGGCTGATTCCTATAGGCGGCTGGTACACAGGCGGGATATGCTCCGGCAGCAGTACGAGGATTCCCGGTCCTGGTTTTACACTAAGGACGAGATCATCTACAAGTTGTCGCAGGGCGCACATGAGGAATCCGAGCGTGTCCAGACCAGCGGTACATCAAATCCGGTGGAGCGCACCGTGCTGAACTGTGACAAGGTGCTGGCATCCATGAACCGGGAAGTGCAGACCCAGCGCACCGAGCAGTTTCTGGAACCCTATTACAAGGTCTGTGAAGATATCGAGCTGTTCGAGGTTGGACTGCGCAGTCTTCGGGGGTGTACGCGGATCGTGGCAGAGCAGCTCTTTGTGGACGGCAGAAAGCAGTCGGAGATCACTGGTTTGGATGGGAGAACTTTAAGCCGCCGGGTGGTGGAGCGAGAGAAAGAAACTGCATTGCAGGGGATTGCGGATGTGATCCGTTTGCATGACAGACACAGGAGGGGAGAATGTGGGAAGACCGATTAAGTGGAGTTTTCAGCCGGATAAACGGCATGAAGCCATAGCAAAAGATGCCTGCGGCGGTTATGAAAAACTCAAGGCAGACATTGCAGAAAAGGAGAAAATGCTGGCCGAGATCAAACAGGAACAGGCAGCGGCTATCTCCGATTTGGAGCGCGGCGTCAAGGAAGAGATGTATACGGAGTGCAAAAGGGAGTACGATAAGCAGAGCACACGGCTTCGTATTATGGAACTGGCTCTGAGCCGGGTGTCTGATTCTGATGCGAGGGTAGCAGTCAGACAGTTCTATTTTGAGCGTATTCCGTTGAAGTCGATGAAGGATTCCAACGGCTGTTCTTTTGGAAAAAGCAGGGCAGATTATTACAAGGGAAAGGGCTTCAAAGAATTTGTAGTAAATTTGGAAAAAGAGGGCTTTTTCAGGAAAAACAGCAGTTAATTAGGAAAACTGCTTCTTATGCGTACATCGGCTTTTTGCTATACTTTATACTAGGAAAATAAGATAAAACCGGGAGCGGATAAGAGTGTTGGGAGTGAAAGCTGCCCGGTATTTTTATCCGCTTTTTACATGTTATGCCGTCACGGATTCGGATTCCGGACGGCTGTTTTTGTATCAGGAGAGAAGAGGTGAAACCCAGAATGGGGAGAAAGAAAAGCAACGCACGGATTCTGCCGCGTGGCAGGAAGATCCATGTGAACAAGTACATCAACAAGCGTGGCTGCACCAAGCATAAAAGCGCCGCCACGCATAACCGCAGCACCGAAAAGCAGCAGGAAAGCAGCCACACAACTTATGGCAGCTTCCCCGCTTACAACTGGCCGACGACCAGAATCCCGAAGCAGTATGAGATCTGGTTTGCAGAGCTTGGTAACCATTATGGCACCTGTGTGCAGAGTGGGAACCGTCCGGTGCTGATCCTGACAAACGATATTGCGAACCGTTATTCGCAGACCTTCACAGTTATTCCGCTTACGAGCAAGATGAAAAAGCTCGACCTGCCAACACATATCGTGCTGACAGAAGCACATTGTGAGATGCTCAGAGCGGAACGACTGGAGGATTCCATTTTGCTGGTCGAGCAGATCACAACGATCGACCAGTCGGCACTGTTTGGACGCCTTTGCAGGGTGATCTCTGCTGAGAAAAAGCAGGAGATTGAACAGGCTGTGGCAAGGCAGTTTGATATGCACAGTACTAAGAAAAACAAACAAAATACAGACGAAAATGCTGTGCGCAGCAGCAATGCCAATTACGGCAGCAACGCTGTACACAGCAGGAAGGAGGTCTGACTGCTATGGTGGATATCAAAAACATCCCGGCGGAGTTGAAGTCCTCCTGCCGGTTTTGTGTCTGGAAATTTGAAAAGCGAAACGGTCAGAAGACCAAGATGCCGTATAACCCGGCGAACGGTGACAGAGCAAAGATCAATGACCTCCGCACCTTTGCGGATTTCAAAACCACGCTTGTCACTTACGCGATGGGCGGCTATGACGGAATCGGCATTGCCGTGGGCAGTGGCATCGGAGCTTTCGACATCGACCACTGTATCCGGGAGGATGGAACGCTGAATGATACTGCGGATACCGTACTTTCCGTCTTTCCTACAGCGTATGTAGAGAAGTCACCGTCCGGCAAAGGACTACGTGGATTTTTCCATGTGCCAGAGGACTACGTTTACGACAAGACGGTCTACTACATCAACAATCGCAGCAAAGGGCTGGAAGTGTATATGCCCGGTGCGACTAACCGCTTCGTCACCGTGACGGGAGATGTTTACCGCACAGGTGAGATCCCGAACGATGAAACGGCAATGACCACTCTGCTGGACTCGCTGATGAAGCGAAATAAGCAGGTGCAGCAGACCCATTTCCAGCACCATTCATATCTGGATGATGAGGCTGTGATCGCACATGCCAACGAGGCCAGCAACAGTGAGAAATTCAAAAGGCTGTTTGCCGGTGAGTGGGAAGACCTCTACGGCAGTCAGTCGGATGCAGATATGGCGCTCTTGTCTATTCTGGCATTCTGGTGCGGCTGTGATGAGGAGCAGATGGACCGTATTTTCCGTACATCTGGTCTGATGCGCCCAAAGTGGGATCGCAAACAGGCTGGTTCGACCTACGGTGCTATCTCTATCCGCAACACGGTCAATACCTGTGCGTCCGTTTACATCCCCGTCAACGTTCAGGACATCGTGGATGAGGAATTCTCGAATCTCGATCCTGAAGATGAGAAATCAGAGCGACCACCGGACATCAGCAAGCTCACGCTGTCGCTGGAAGAAATGGCTCCGCACACGAATCCGCACTACGGCAGGGATGAGATTGGTTTGGGCAACATGTTCGCCGATTTTTTCAAGCCTATCGCACGGTACAACAGTGAACGCGGCATCTGGTTTGTCTATGATGGAGTTGTCTGGCAGCCGGACATGGAGAACCTTAAGGTGGCAGAGCTTGCGAAATATCTGGCAGATAAGCTGTATCTGTTTGCATTGAAGATTACAGAAGAAGATGTCAGAAAGCGGTTCATCGACCGCGTCCGGAAGCTCCAGCTCCGCAAGCACCGTGACACGATGCTGAAAGACGCGAAGTCCGTATTCCCATTGTCCATGAAGCAGTACGATCAGGATATCTATCTTTTCAACTGTAAAAATGGAACACTGGATCTGCGGACGATGGAATTCCGGGAACACCGCCCGGAGGATTTTCTCACAAAAGTGTCCCCTGTGATATATGACCCGGATGCCGACTGCCCTCGCTGGCGGACGTTCATCACGGAAATCATGCAGGGGGATAAGGCCAGAGCAGACTATCTTCAGAAGGCTATCGGATACTCGTTGACTGGTGACACACGCATGGAGTGCTTGTTTATTCTGTACGGTCCAACATCCAGAAACGGTAAGGGTACCACAATGGAGAGCATCCTGCGTATTATGGGCGAGTACGGTAAAAATGCAGATCCGACCATGCTGCAGGCGAAGTTTAACAGCCAGAGCGGAGGACCGTCTGAGGAAATCGCCCGGCTTGCCGGCTCCCGTTTTGTAAACATCTCCGAGCCGGAGAAAAAGATCACTCTGGATGCAGCTCTTACCAAACGACTGACCGGTAACGATACGATCACCGCCCGGTATCTGCATGAGAACAGTTTTGAGTTCCGACCGAACTTCAAAATTTTCATCAACACGAACCATCGTCCGAATATCACAGACCTTACGCTGTTTGAGTCTGGCCGAATCAAAATCATTCCGTTTGACCGGCATTTTGAAGAAAATGAACAGGATAAGGATCTAAAGTCCACTTTTGCTAAACCGGAAAATATGTCCGGCATTCTGAACTGGATGCTCGAAGGCTATAAGCTGTTCCGCAGTCAGGGACTTGCCATGCCGGATTCTGTCGTTCAGGCAACAACGGACTATCAGATATTCTCAGATAAGATGGGTCAGTTTTTTGATGAATGCATTGAAGAAAAGGAAGGGTGTGAGCTTCGGCGCGGTGCAGTTTACACACGCTACAAAGAGTGGTGTGGAGAGAATGGCTACCGGGCAGAGGCAGCCAAGAATCTAAACCAGGAGATTGAAAAGCGGTACAAGACTGCAAGAAAGCGTCCGAATGACGGTGCCTCCAGCAGTACGACTCCGATGGTCCTGGATGTGGCGTTCACGGCAAGTGAAGAGTCAAAAGAGGACTTTGCACCATTGACATCATGAGCTTGAAATTCAAGGTACGGACGGATTTGTTGCGGCTGTTGCTGGTAAAACATAGTGAAATCTATTGTTTTTGATTTTCATAAGTTCCCATCAAAATACCAGCAACACACGACTTCGGAGTCACGTTACCAGCAACAGCGGCAACGCCCCAGCAACAGAAAAACGTAGGAAAATCAAGAGTTTTCGGTGCTGTTGCGAGTGTTGCGAGTGAAAACCCTATTTTATTTATATTATTTTCTTTTATATACTATTTACTTTTTACTAGCAACAATAGCAACAAAAGAAAAAATATAGATCTTAACACCCCTGAAAAGTGCGTAAAATCAATATTTTTGGGGACTGGACACCTCGCTTTGTGAGGAAAGCGCCAGCAACACACCAGCAACAGATTCAGAGGACACATTGGAACTACACAATGGAACATCGCAGGCCGCTTTTGTGGGAGCCTATTTGTGGGCAAGGGCAAAGGCGGCCTGCTTTGTGATACATGAAAGAGAGGACAGAACATGAGTAAGATTATCACCTGTGAACAGGTCAGCAATGGCCATCCTGATAAGATCTGTGACCAGATCGCAGATGCTATTGTGACCGACATTCTTCAGCATGACAGGCACGCCCGTGTGGCGATCGAGTGTCTGCTGAAAAAGAGCCAGCTCTTTATTGCCGGCGAGGTCACCACCGACTACCGGCCAAACTACAACCAGATCGTCCATGATGTGTTCAATCGCATCGGCGCCGAAAAGCTGGGGTGGAACCTGACCGAGCTTCTTCGCATCGGCATTCTGGTGGACAAGCAGTCCCCGGACATTGCACTGGGTGTGGACAAGGGCGGTGCCGGTGACCAGGGCATCATGTATGGCTACGCCACCAACGAGACAGCAGAGCAGATGCCAATCCCGTACATGGTTGCCACCAAGTTCCTGCAGCTGCTGAAGAACCATCCGTCCAAGATGTTCCGAGCAGATGCCAAGGCGCAGGTCAGCTACGATTACGACACCGGCCGAATCACCACCTTCCTCTGCTCCGTGCAGCACAGCCCGGATGTGGAGGTCAGCGACTTCCGGCATATCATCGAATCCATGATGGTGCTGGCCGCCTGCGAGTACGGTCTGGATGGTGACTTCACGAAGCTGGTTAATCCGACCGGTCGTTTCGTGCTGGGCGGCAGCTATGCCGACTGTGGTGTGACTGGCCGGAAGCTGGCGTGCGATACCTACGGTGGCATCGGTCGCATGGGCGGTGGTGCATTGAGTGGCAAAGACCCTACCAAGGTGGACCGCTCCGCAGCATACATGGCTCGGAAGATCGCCAAAGACATCGTGCAGGCGGGCTACGCTGACAAGTGCGAAGTCCAGCTGGCCTACGCCATCGGCGTGGTACAGCCAGTCGGTGTGTCGGTGGAGTGCTTCGGTACAGAGCACCAGTCCCTTGACTTCATCGAAGCCTACGTCCATGACAGCTACGACCTGACCCCGCAGGGTATCATCAAGCGGCTGGGACTGCTGGATGTAGATTACAACAAGGTCAGTGCTTACGGTCACTTCGGCAAGGCTGGTCTTCCGTGGGAGGACTGACCCATGCCGTACAGACCAAAGACACCGTGCCGTCATCCCGGCTGCCCGGAGCTGGTGGAAGTCGGCCGGCTCTACTGTGAGAAGCACCTGCCTCTCCACCCGGAAGTCACCCGTCCGGCAGCGAAGCGTGGATACAACAGACGGTGGCAGAAAGCCAGGAAGTCGTATCTGGAAGCCCATCCGCTGTGTGTGCAGTGTGCCAAGCAGGGCAGGTACGTCCGGGCAACGGTTGTGGATCACATCGTTCCGCACCGTGGTGACCAGAAACTTTTCTGGGACCAGAACAACTGGCAGTCTCTCTGCAAGAGTTGTCACGATAAGAAGACGCTGACCGAGGACATCAACCCGACCTACACCTACTAACACCCCCTACCGGGGCCGGGGTCACTTCTCTACGATGAAGTCACACGGAGACCGGTGCGCCCTTTTCTGTGAAAAACCGCAAAATTGATAGGCCGGGGGTCAGAGGATTAACGGCGCAAAATGAAACAGGAAAATGTACAGGCATCGGAGCTTCGGTTCCGGTGCCATTCTTTTTCCCCGAAATGAACCAAAGTGTGTGAAACTTCTCGTAAACAGGGAGCTTTCGCACATTTTAGCTTGTTCCGGGAGGAGCAGGGGCGAGCGGAAATCGGCCGCCGCAACAACGATCCAACCTGGCGGGGCAGTGCCGATTTCCACTTCGCCGCTTTTCGCATGAATTATGAGATTTTTCTAAGAAACCGCCGAAGAAACGGCGAAAAATGAGAGTGAGGTGAGGGCAGATGGAAGATTACACGGCTGAGATGATCAGGGACATGGCTTTTTCCTTCTGCCCTCAGTGCGGTACGGCAATCGTACCAAACCATAAAGGCAGACCACGGAAGTTCTGCTCACCGGAATGCCGGTCACGGTGGAACAACACCCACCCGAAACCAGAGAACTGGAAGACCGTGCGGTCAAAGATCTGTCCGGTGTGCGGCAGGGAGTTTTCCTACCGGCACCAGTATGGTCTGGAACGGAAATATTGTAGCCGTGCCTGTGCAAACAAAGGACGCTGGAAGGAGGGCGATGCAAATGAAAGGACCGCTGAACATAGAGCGTGATGTGGTAAAGAATGGTGTCCGGCTGGACTGTGTGTTTGAGGGCTATGAGTACCGCCCGGAGAGAGAAGAAGTCCGAAGCCAGCGGCTTGCCGGGTTTGGATGTGTGGAGATCGCAGAAAACACCGGGCTTTCTTTGGAACAGGTCACGGATTACTGCCGGGAACTGGGTCTGCCGGAAACGGGGAGCTGCCAGTTACAGCCGCCGGATGGGTCGGGGGAACGGCGCTGTCCAGTGTGCGGACGGATTCTCGTGCAGAGAGGGAACAGTGGTCGGAGACGGTTCTGTTCTCCAGCTTGCCGGGAGGAATATTACAGGCAACATAAGTCTTTTCGGATTGCGGTCTGTAAAAACTGTGGAAGGGAGTTCCATGCCGTAGATGAAGGAAAACGGCAGCGGAAGTTTTGCAGTCTGAATTGTTACTGGAATTATCGATACGGGATGAAGGGAGTGGATGAGGATGAGTAAGATTATCGGTGTGTTTCCGATGTTCAACACCGGGGGTATCTGTGTACATGCGATTGACGATGCGGAAGATAAGGTGCTGGCATCTGTGAACGGGGAAAACCCGGAATGGTGCGAGATGGCTGAACAGCCGCAGGAAGATGGAGATGAAATGGAGTCGGGCTTTTTGCTCGGCTCCTTTTTCGTGCCCTTCTCCGGGGTCATGCGCATGTGAATCTGAATTAGGAGGAGCCTACATGAAAGCGACTGCTGAACTGAAGATGCTGCCGGTGTCCGTACTCAAGCCGGCCGCATACAATCCCCGGAAGAAGCTGAAGCCGGGGGATAAAGAGTACGAGAAGATCAAGAACTCCATCACGGAGTTCGGGTTCGCAGATCCTTTGGTGGTCAATGCCGACATGACGATCATCGGCGGCCACCAGAGACTGACTGTTGCAATGGAACTGGGCTATACCGAAGTGCCTTGTGCGGTGGTGGACATCGACAAGACCAGGGAAAAAGCCCTGAACATTGCGCTCAACAAGATCACGGGTGCATGGGATGATTCCCTGCTGGCAGATCTTTTGAAGGACATCGAAGATTCCAACTTCGACCTTGGCAAGACCGGATTTGAGCCGCCGGAGATTGAGACCCTGTTCAACAAGGTCCACAGCAAGGAGGTCAAGGAAGATGACTTTGATGTGGAATCCGAGCTGAAACAGCCATGCTTCTCCAAAGAGGGCGACCTCTGGCATCTGGGTAAGCACATCGTTCTGTGCGGGGATTCCACCAAAGCGGAATGCTATGACACCCTGATGGACGGAATCAAGGCAAATCTGGTCCTTTCCGATCCCCCTTATAACGTGGATGTGGAAGAGACTGCTGGTAAGATCATGAATGACAACATGGGCGATTCGGAATTCTACCAGTTCCTGCTGGCAGCGTTCCAGCAGATGCACGGTCATCTGGCGGATGACGGCTCCATCTACATCTTCCATGCAGATACGGAAGGGCTGAACTTTAGAAAAGCATTCAAGGATGCCGGGTTCTACCTGTCCGGGTGCTGTATCTGGAAGAAGAATGCGCTGGTGCTGGGCCGCAGTCCTTACCAGTGGCAGCACGAACCGTGTCTTTACGGCTGGAAGCAGAAGGGGAAGCACCAGTGGTATTCCGACCGGAAGCAGACGACCATATGGGAGTATGACCGGCCGAAGTCCAACAAGGACCATCCGACCATGAAGCCCATCGGTCTGATGAGCTATCCGATCCGCAACTCAACCATGACCAACGGCATCGTGCTTGATCCGTTCCTCGGCAGTGGCTCGACACTGATCGCCTGCGAAGAGACCGACCGTGTGTGCCGGGGTATCGAGCTAGACCCGAAGTTCGTGGATGTGATTGTGAAGCGGTACATCGAACACAGCGATGGTCACTACGATGATGTGTTTGTTGTCCGTGACGGCCAGAAGCTGAAGTTCGAGGAAGTGGCAACCTTCGAGCCGGAAAGGGAGGTCGCTGATGGAGAATAAACAGTTGACCCTCGGCAGCCTCTTTGATGGCTCCGGGGGTTTTCCGTTAGGCGGTCTTCTGACCGAGCAGATCACTCCGCTGTGGAGCAGCGAGATCGAGCCCTTTGCCATCCGGGTCACGACCAAACGTCTGCCACAGGTGAAGCACTACGGAGATGTATCCGCCATCAGCGGCGCAGACCTGCCGCCTGTGGACATCATCACCTTTGGCAGTCCCTGTCAGGATATGTCCATCGCTGGTAAGCGGGACGGTCTGGATGGTTCACGGTCCAGCCTGTTTTACGAAGCAATCCGAATCGTGAAGGAAATGAGGTGCAAGACCAATGGAGAAAAACCAAGATTTATCGTGTGGGAGAATGTGCCAGGGGCCTTCTCTTCAAACAAGGGACAGGACTTCAAAGCAGTCCTCGAAGCCGTCATCGGTGTTAAAGAACCGGCCGCCTCGGTGCCTGCGCCTGAGAAGAAAGGATGGCCCGACGCTGACTACTACGTGGGAGACGGATGGAGCGTCGCGTATCGAGTTCTTGATGCACAATGGTGGGGCGTTCCCCAAAGAAGAAAACGTATCTACCTTGTCGCAGATTTTGCAGACCAGAGTGCCCCAAAGGTACTATTTGAGTCCGAAGGCGTGTCTTGGTATTCTGCGGAGGGCTTCCGTGCGTGGCAAAGAGCTGCCGCCGGTGCTGAAAGCGGCACTGGAGAGGCAGGCAGCAGCGGAGCAGGAGGACGGATTTGTCTGAACGACCAGGGCGGCAGGCAGATGGATGTTTCCCAAGATGTGACCGGAACCCTCCGGGCAGAGGAGCATGGGCATCAGCCGTGTGTTCTGGAAGCCGCTGGTTTCTGCACCGAGCATTCTGCAGATGCAAGAAGCATCGGATACGAGGAAGAGCGGTCACCGACCCTCCGGGCTGGTGTTGTGCCTGCTGCCATCGCACTGGAAAATCATCCTGCTGACAGCCGGGTGAAGATTTCCGAGGACGGTAAGGTGCAGACACTGACAAGCCGGTGTGGTACGGGCGGCGGTAATGTCCCGATGGTCATGGACGCTGTTGAAAATTCAGTGGAAAGCCCGGTGAAAGAAGTTGAAAACTCCCCGGCAGTCACACTGAAGATCCGTTCCGGGTGTGAAGGCGGCGGCAAGGGAGCCATCTGGCAGGAAGAAAAGTCGGCCACCCTCGGCTGCAATAACGACCAGACACTGTTCGTTCCGAAATGCTATGGTGTCTGCTCCAAAGCCAGCCACTCCATGATGTCCGACAATCCGCATAGCGGTTTCTATGAAGCGGAGACCTCCCGGACACTGGACCGCAGCGGTGGTGACCCGACCTGCAATCAGGGCGGCATCTGTGTGGTAGAGCCGGTCGCCTTTACCCAGAATCAGAGGGATGAAGTCAGGGATCTGGGAGAGAAGTCAGCGGCACTGGCAGCAGAGCCGGGGATGAAGCAGCAGACCTTTGTGGCACAGCTGGAAGAGATGACTGCGTTCCATGTGAACCAGCGCAATGAGCTGATCAATCTGCATGGCAAATCCGGCGCTTTGATGGCGACCCGGAGTGACCAGATGCAGACCTTCGTCCTGCAGGGCAACATGATCGGCCGCAAGGATGAGAACGGTCCGCAAGGGGATGGCGTCAATGAGGATGTCTGCTTTACGCTGGATGCCACTGACCGCCATGCAGTCTGCGCACCGGAGGATGTGTATGCCATGACCACCGGCTCCTATATGCAGGTGGCAAAAGAAGTCGCACCGACCCTGATGGCACGGGACTACAAAGACCCAACCACTATCGCACCGGTGCCGCATCTGAACGAGGGTGTCATGGGAACCGTGGCAACCGGGGCACATCCCAGCGGCTTCAACGGGCAGGATGCCTTCAATGACCGTCTGGTCATCGACAATCCGGAAGCACAGCCCGCACCTGTGACCTATACCGTCCGCCGTTTGACACCGACCGAGTGTGCCAGACTGCAGGGATTCCCGGACTGGTGGTGCAGAGATCTCGGAACGGAAGACCCAACCGAGGAAGATCTGGCGTTCTGGGCGGATGTGTTTGAAACACACCGTAAGATCGTGACCCATGCCAAGAAGCCGAAGACGGAGAAGCAGATCCGGAAATGGCTGGCTGACCCGTATACGGATTCGGCAGAGTACCGTATCTGGGGCAACGGCATTTGCTTAGCCAACGCATTCTTTGTTCTGGCCGGCATCGCGTGGTGTGCAGGTCTGGAAGAATAAACTGGCCCGCTATATTACTAGGTAGAAAGCGACCTGGTGATATGGTGGGCTTACATATTGGTCCTATTTACACAACAGATTTTGCGGTCCCTTGTGTAAATGGTCGAACATGAAGAATATCGGGAAATGGCCTTGCTATTCATCCGTTTTAGAGTGATATATGTGCTACCGAAAAGAACATCGGGATGCACAAAAACAAATGAACGAAAAGGAGCGATGAATTATGTTGAAATTTAAACTGAACGTAGCCGAGAGAAAGACCCTCGCAAAACGCATGGAGGAGCTGACCGGCATCCACCCTTACTATACCAAAGCACCTCTGTATTCTTACGACATCGGGAGCTACACCATCGACCGGAATGGCAACCTTCTGGTCGAGCCGGAGAATGCAGATGCCGAACTGCTGACGACCCTGCTGAATGAGGGACTGATCCGCGGCGGCGAGAGCATTGAGAGCACGGATGACCGGCCGGAGGACACAGAGCTGACAGCGGATACGGATGAGGAGCCTGTGACCGAAGCGGAAGCTGAGGAGATGGAAACCGAGGAAACTGAGCAGATGACCGAAGTAGGGCCGGAGGCTCTGGACGAGCAGGAAGCCGAGGATGTAGATACCGCAGAGGGTGGACCTGCGGATGCACCGGAGTTGGACAATACGGCAGGGGAGGACACTGCAGAAGAAGATCCGGAAACAGAAGTGCAGGAAGGCGAGGAATCACAGGAAACAGAAGACCAGCCGGAAGAAGTGCCGCTGGACTTGGAACTTGCTTTCCCGGTCAGCCAGCACAATGGTGTGACTCTCCGCAACCTGGTCAACCTTCTTTACAGCCGCGGTAAGCTCATCGGCAAGGCGACTGGCGGACACTTCCATGTGGAAGAGGGGCTGGTCGAGAAGCTGAAGGACGATAGCTGCACCTTTGCCATCATGAACTTCATCAATGCAGTAAGCGACTATGAGGCTGAACATGGTGCTGCACTGGAAGGTTTGAAGATTACCACCGAGAAGGTCACCTTTACCGGCTTCCCGACTGCACCGGACCACGAACATCTGACGGCTTTTGCGCAGCTGGCAGTGCTGATGAACCAGCAGGCTATTAGCCAGAAGCGCATCCAGGCAAAGGATGTCAACGATGAAAATGAGAAATACGCACTCCGCACATGGCTCCTGCGGCTGGGCATGAACGGTCCGGATTTCAAGGAGACACGCAAGATCCTCATGGAGAACCTTTCCGGCCATGCGGCTTTCCGCACGGATGAGGAAGCACAGAAGTTCCTTGCAAGGGAAAAGGCAAAACGGGATGCCCTGAAAGCCGCGAAACTGGCGGCACAGAACGGCGATCCTGCCACAGGGGAAACGGTCGCACCGGATACGACCCGGCCGACACAGCCCGACTGTGGGGCAGACACGGCGCAGATGCTGGAGGCGGGAGCGTAAGCTCCCAAGCTCCCAATGGGGGACGGAAAATATGCGAGACCCTCTTTCATTGTAACGATATTAACTCTGAAAATGTACATTATCAAGCGGATAAACTGCAGAAATGTACACGATCATTCCTCTCGATATTTGTCGAATATATGTTCTTTTATATCCTTGCTATTATCCGCACCTGACGGTAATATGCACATACCGAAAGGGAAAACAAGGAAAAAACAAAGGAGAACATACCATGAATGATAAAACAAGAGAGCAGATTGAAGCCATGAAGAACCAGACCATCGGAGTTGAAATCGAGATGAACAACATCACCAGAGAAAAAGCGGCAAGAAAGGTCGCCGAGTACTTCGGAACCAGAGCATGGAACGCCGCCGGCGAGTACGGATATTACAGCTGGGCTTGCAAAGACCAGCAGGGCCGGGTTTGGAAATTCCAGAGGGATGTGAGCATCTACGGACCGGACGCAGAAAAATGCGAACTGGTCACCCCGATCCTCACCTACGACGACATCGAAACCCTGCAGGAAATCATCCGGCTGCTCCGCAAGGCAGGCGCAAAGAGCAGCCCAAGCCGCGGATGCGGAGTCCACATTCACATTGGCAAAGGCGACCACACCGCAAAGACCATCCGCAACCTTGTGAACATCATGGCGGCGCACGAACAGCAGATCGGCAGAGCCATCCGGATCGACGCGGGGCGCACCGGACATTATTGCCAGGTGGTCAACCACCGCTTCCTCGACCGGCTGAACCGCGAGAAGCCGACCACCATGCACAGGCTGGAAGACATCTGGTACGAAGGTAACGGTGCAGACTACGGCAGAAGCCAGCATTACAATTCAAGCCGATACCATATGCTGAACCTTCATGCCACCTTTACAAAAGGAACCATTGAATTCCGCCTTTTCCAATTTGCAGACCCAGCGGACGGAAAGCGCAACGGACTGCACGCCGGAGAGATGAAAGCCTACATCCAGCTTTGCCTCGCAATGAGCCAGCTTGCCAAGATGGTCAGGACGGCAAGCCCGAAGCCCCAGCAGACCGACAACGAAAAGTACGCGATGCGGTGCTGGATGCTGAGGCTGGGATTCATCGGGGATGAATTTGCAACGGCAAGGGAGATCCTTCTGCGGAACATGGAGGGCAACGCATCCTGGCGGAACAAATAAGCCGGGATGCACGGGCACCTTTTGGGCGGGCAACCGCCCTTGAGGTGGTAGAAGGAGGTGCAGGTTTATGAAAAGCACATTAAAAAATGAAAACACACCGGGCGGCAGAGCCTTTAAAGTGACCATCACCGAGACCTACCAGAGGACGGTGACCATTTATGAATCCGAGATGAAAGAGCCGACCGTGGAGGAAGCCCAGCGTGTGGCAGAGGACTGGTGGCGGGACAGCCAGATCAAGCTTGGAAAAGAGGATTTCCAGGGCGTGGAGTTCACTGGCAGGGAGGACGGTGAGGCAGATGTTTGAACTGATCAGCCGAAACCCATCCAGATATTACCTTGCCTACGGAAGCAACCTCGACATGGAACGGATGGGAAAGAGATGCCCTTACGCTGTGGTGGTCGGCACGACCGAGATCATGGGCTACCGGCTCCTGTTCAAAAAGAGTAAGACCGGCTGCTATGCCACCATCGAGCAGGATGCCAATGAAAGCGTACCGGCGGTGGTCTGGAAGCTCTCGGAATACGATGAGCTCCTGCTGGATCGATACGAAGGCTGCCCAAGATATTACTACAAGAAGCAGTTCCAGCTTCCGGTCTGGAACCTGAACGGGAACCGCATGAAAAAGGCAAAGCCATGCATCGCTTATGTGATGCACGAGGATCGGAGGCTTGGCTGCCCGGATGCCGAGTATTTTGAACTGCTGCGTGGCGGATACAGCGACTGGGAATTTCCGCTGGACACACTGAAGCGTGGACTGGCAGCCAGCATCGGAAGGGCGGAAGCCATCCGGTATCTGAAGAAGCGGCAGATGATGTAAGAGTACACGATCACAGGGAAAAAACATTGTGCAGTATATGATGCTCATCGGCCTTGATAAATCAGGGCAAAAGAGTGATATATACCATACCGCCAGACAAGAGCGGAGAAAACCGAAGGGAGAGATTCAAATGAAGAACAAGAAATATTACATCGCCTACGGCAGCAACCTGTCGGTGGAGCAGATGGCAGACCAATGCCCGGATGCAAAAATTGCAGGGCAGGCGGTGCTGGCCGGCTGGGAGCTTTTGTTCTGCGGCTGCGCCACCATCGCACCGAACCCGAAGAAGAACACGCCGGTTCTGGTGTGGGAGATCTCGGAAAGGGACGAAGGAAACCTCGACCTCTATGAGGGCTACCCGAACTACTACCGCAAGGAAGACCTGGACATCGAACTGCTTCGGGAAGGGGCAGAGTCGGAGATGGTGACCGCAATGGTCTACATCATGGAGTACGACTTCGGGCACCGCGCACCGAGCCGGTATTACTACAAAGTTCTGCATGACGGCTATAAGGCATTCCACTTCCCGATGCACATCCTCGAAGGTGCGCTGAAGGAATGCATGGATAAGGATGCCGCCCAGCGGATGATCGAGGAGGTGCAGGCATGAATTTCGCAGATAAGAAAACGGTCGAGAAGCTGAGAAAAGAGTTTCCGGTCGGATGCCGGATCGTCCTCGATGAGATGGATGACAGGCAGGCACCGACCATCGGAACGCAGGGAACCTGCAACGGGGTCGATGATGCCGGAAACATCTTAGTGAGCTGGGACACCGGAAGCCATCTGAACGTTGCCTACGGCGCGGACAGTTGCCACCGTGTGGCTTCGGAAGTTGAGGTCAAGGTGTCGCTCGACCGCCTTGGTAAAACGCGACAGACCGGTCCACGTTGCCCCAGGTGCGGAGCAAAGCCAGACTGCTACGACCATCAGCAGCAGGCACTCAGCCGAAGGGCGGACATCCAGATCTGTAACCGATGCGGAACGGAGGAAGCGTTAGAGGACATTGCATGGGGCGGACACCAAAACCTGCCTTTGGCAGACTGGGCAATCGTGAAAGGGGGCTGGGTCGAATGAAGGTCCTTCTGATCAAACCGATGGAGCATCCGCAGGTGGTGGACATCGAAAACTCCCTGCAAGAGTTCTACCGCATCCTCGACTGCGACTGCATCACAGCCACATACCCGTGGGAAGAATGCGCTGCCCTGGTTACTGATGACAACGGGCTGTTCACCGAGAAGCCATTCAGCAGATACATCTCGGAGCTGGAGCAGCCCATCAAGGGAAACTTCTTCATTTGCGGATTGGGCGAGGAAGATTTCGCAGAGCTGCCCCAAGATCTGATTCAGAGATTCAGGGAACGCTTCTGGGTGCCGGAGGCATTCGTCAGCATGTTCGGGCAGATGGCAGTCATCCAGATGGATGACGGAACGAAGCCGGAATAAGATACCGCAATCAGAAAAATACCCTCTCGGCCAGAAAAGACCGGGAGGGCTTGGTTTAACAGGAGGAGCCTATGGGACACAGAAAGATGCCTGCTTATGGCGAGAGGGAACACGGCGGCAGATACATTCTGGATGAATACGAATGGTCGAGAAATCACTGCAAGGCGGTGACCATCCGCAGATGGAAAAGAGACCTGAAAAAGAAAGCCAGGGCGCATAACCGCAGGGTGATGCATCAGGCAATGCAGGGCGAAGCCGATTAGACGGAAAATGGGGGCCTCAAAAGAATGAGAACCCCCTTCCAGTTTACTGTATATTACCTCTGGAAAGCAACGATAGCAAGGAGAAACGCCGCCATAATGTACACAAACATCTGGCAGCGGTTTTGTGTATCATACCAAACCAAAACGGGGGATACGAGGCAGAGCCCCAGCTTCTGCTGGGGGAGCCTTTTGGGATTCCTTAGAAGAAATCCCTCATGCTCATGCCGACCTCGTTCAGTCGTTCTTCCATGCTGTGGTAGTGCCAATCTTCTTCCTCTTCTTCGTCCTCTTCCTCAAGCTCCTCTGGGAAAGGGTCGTGCCGCCATCCGGCTTTCTGGTATTCTTCTTCCCGGATGTCGTTGCGGTCGTAAATGTCCAGCTCGTATTCTTCTTCAAGCTCTGCGATGCGGTTTTCGATTGCGGTTTCAACTTCTGTAATGGTCTTTTTCATGGTTTTTGTCCTCCGTTTTTGGTTTGGTTTTTCTTTGCTTTCGTTGTGTGTATAATGCCGCAGAAACACATATATAGCAAGTCAATCAGGGGTCATATATGTACCAAACATGAGGGACGAAGATCGTTGATAATATGACGTTTTATGGCCTTGCTATCACAGGGCGGTGACGGTAATATACAGCTACAAAAAGCAAAGGAGGACAGGAGAATGGCTGATTGGAGAACATGGAAAAAGGGAAGAAAGACAACATGGCACTGGAACGAATTTGATGGAAGAGGAAGCCGGGAAGGAATCATCACCGAGGTTCATGAAGACCACGCGATCATGGAAGCAGATGGCATGCACCTCTGGATCGACGATGACACGGCAGAGATGTTCAGCTAAGAAAACGGGGAGGGAAACCTCCCCGGATAAACACATAAATCCACCAGATCAGGGCGCAGATGATCGTGTACTTTAGCCGCTTGATAGTATCCGGCAGTGACGGTAATATACAGCTACCAAAACGAAAGGGGCAAAGAACATGGAACGCTACACTTACGAGATTACCTTTACACGGCTGGATGGACAGCCGGATGAAATCCAGCAGCACACCAGCGAGGAGCTGGCAAGAGAATGCTTCCGGCTTTTCGATGAGCCGGACAGCGCAGAGATGTACAGCAAAATTGAATTTAGCCGCCATGACTGGGAGACAGGCATGGATGAGATTCTGGAAACGATGACATTTTGAGAGGAGAACAAAAACATGACCTACACAAAAATCAACCTTTATCTTGCAAACGGAATTCCAGAGGCACTCAGCAACCTCTGGTACGGAAGCGACAGTGCGGTGGTCGAGATCAGGGATGCCGTTGAGGATGCGAAGAACGGCAAGGACCTTCTGAACCGCATCCAGAAGATGAAGCTCCTTCGGAAATTCACCCTCGACAGGGAGAACGACAAGCGCATCCGCTTCAAGGGAACGGACTGCTGGGGCAACGTAAGCTACCTCGAAATCATCCGCTAAAGGCAAGACCGACAGGCGCAAGGGGCTGGAAATGACCAGCCTTTTGCTCGTGTCTGTCTTCCGAAAGCTGGCATGAAAAGCACATAAATATGACAATTACAGGATTGAATGATCGTGTAGTTTAGCCGCTTGATAGTGTTTCGAGGTGACGGTAATATACAGTCACCGAAAGGGGAAAACAACAAAAACGGAGGATACGACAATGACGAAGAATGAAGACCGCATCAATAAACTTTTCAAGGAACTGGTACCGGATACGGGCAAGGCAGACAGCCTCGCAGGGGAGCTGGTAAGGGCAATGAGCCGCATCGGATACCGCTTTTACAACGACGGCGACCAGCTGGGCATCGGCTACGGCAAGGAAACCTGCAACCCTGCAGGGCGGTTCCTTGGAGCCAAGGGCAACGACAAAATCGCAAAGCTGACTGCAGATGCCTGGGCAGTCTACAGTGAGGAAGCCTACGAAAAGGTTCTGGACATCCTTTGCGGAGCGGTTGCCGACTATGTTGAGCAGAACCCAGACCTTAGAAACCAGCCGACCGAAGATATGTGGGACTTCAAGGATGAGGAAGAAGACCAGGATGACAGCTGGGATGAAGAGGAAGATGACTGGGGCGAAGAGGAAGATTACGAGGATGAAGAAGACTACTAAGCCAGAGAAACACATGGGGCTTGCCGGTAACGGCAGCCCTTTTCTTCTGCTGTAATACGCACAGTTCCGGGCGGCTATCTTTGTGTAGTATAGCCGCTTGATAGTGTGTGACATAGACGGTAATATGCACATACCGAAACGGAAAACCAAGAAAAACGGAGGAAACCACCATGAAGAAGAACATCACCAAGGAAGAGGAAAAAGCCCTGCTGGAGATCGCCAAGCGCCTGATGGCAGCGGTGGACAGCCGGGGCGACCTCGAAGCCCGCGACAATGACAGCGAGGACTTCATTGAGGTTCCGGTCTGGGGCATCCAGAAAGCAATGGAGGAAGCCTACCTGCTGGGACGGATGACCAGATAAACCGGCAGCCCCCGACACAGCCCCACACAGGGGCTTGTGCCACGGGTGGCAAAACGATCCGAAGGAACCGACAACGCCCCACACAGGGGCAGATGTGGCGGCGTGGATGCGCCGGGAAGGAGAAGCACATGGAAGAACGGATGATGGATACCATCGTGGAAATCTACAACCACATGGATGACAGCGATAAGGATGCCTTCACGTTGGAAGATGCCGAGGATATGGTGGAAGACCAGATCAGGATGGATAAGGAAGCCGGACGGGAACCGCTGGCATATGACCCGCAGTTCTTCTACGATACCATTGTGGAACTCATGGAGCAGGACGAAGAGTGATGTACATTCTGCCTGGTATTCCGGGCAGAAGATCGTATACTTTAGCCGCTTGCTATCCTTTGCACCTGACGGTAATATGCACATACCGAAAGGGAAAAGCCCCAAGGGAAAAACGAAAACACGGAGGATTTTACCATGAAAAAGCATTTGATCGACTTTCCAGAAAACAACATCAGCATTGAGAGTTTCTACGACCGACTCAGACCTTGCTACGACAGCATCATGCAGTTCGGTGACCGGGTTTTGGTTGCCCAGATGAACTGGAACGGCATGCTGGAGGGAGCGGTATACGGATTTGTGGAAGACCCAGAGGAAGGCTGGTCACCGATTGAGTGCCGACTGGAGCTTCTGAAGATTTCCGATGAGATCTACACGGATGCCGGTCACGCGATCGAGTGGTGCATCAAGAACGCACACTGAAAAAGGGCAGAGCTCCTTCGGGGGCTTTTGCTCGTAGTGGCGGATTCTTCCAGTGTGGAAATACACATAAATCCGACAAAAAGAGGTGTGTATGATCGTGCAGCATAGCCGCTTGCTATGTCCGGGCAGTGACGGTAATATACAGTCACAACGAAGGGAAAAGCCCTACGGAAAACAAAACACACGGAGGATACAGACCATGACGAACAAAGCAAAAACCTACCTTAAGAACATTCAGGAAGCTGACACCGAGAAGAAGCTGATCGGCATTGAGATCGCCTTCAAGCAGGACATGACCCTCAGCTGCAACGATCTCGGAAGCCTTTGCAGGGCGGCAGAAGACAAGCGGTACAGCCTGCGGAATAACGAGGAAACGCTGAAGCTGAAGCAGATCCTTTTCTTACGGACGAAAGCGGAGATGGATGCCTACCACGACATGAGCTGCAAGCCGGAAGACTGGACAGAAGCGGAGATCGAGCAGCAGAGAAGCCGCTTCTGCAGCGTCTGGCAGGTCATCGAGGAAGCAGAGTTGGTCGATGAGTATGAGGCTTGGAAGGAAGCCAATCCCAACGCCTAACAACTAAAAGGACACACGCCCGAAAGGGGCTGTGTCTCGTATCCGATGTGTTTTGATATCAAGGACTTCTTCGGAGGTCCTTTTTCTTTACCCATTTCTGTAGAAAGGAGGAGATGCCAATGGCTACCAGAGGCAGAAAACCAAAGCCGACCGCCATGAAGGAGCTGGAAGGCAATCCGGGCAAGCATCCGCTGAATACCAGTGAACCGAAGCCCAACAAGAAAGCACCGGCCTGTCCGAAGTGGCTGGAGCCGGAAGCAAAGAAAGAGTGGCGCAGACTGGCCAAGCAGATGGAAGCCATCGGCATCCTGACCGAAGTGGATATGGCCGCCTTTGCCGGTTACTGTCAGGCGTATGCCCGATGGAAAGAGGCAGAGGAGTTCATCACCCAGCACGGCACCATTGTCAAGACCCCGTCCGGCTACTGGCAGCAGGTGCCGCAGGTGTCCATCGCCCAGACCTATCTGAAGATCATGAACAAGTTTGCAGAGCAGTTCGGTCTGACCCCGTCCTCTCGAAGCCGGATCATTGCTTCGGACAGCGGTCCTGCGGATGCAGCCGATGAGATGGAAAATCTGCTGGGAGGAGGTGGAAGCTGATGGCAGAAACAAGACCAAAAAACTATCCGAAACTGAAGAACTACAAGCCCAGCCGGTTCATGCTTCCGACCTGCCACTACGATGCCGCAAAAGCAGACCGGGCGGTGACTTTCATCGAAAATCTGCGCCACACCAAAGGCAAGTGGGCGGGCAAGCGGTTCTGGCTGCTTCCTTGGCAGGAGCAGATCATCCGGGATGTGTTCGGCATCGTGGATGAAAAGGGAAACCGTCAGTTTCGCACGGCTTATGTCGAAATAGGTAAGAAGAACGGCAAGTCCGAGCTTGCCGCTGCGGTGGCCTTGTATCTGCTTTTTGCCGATAATGAGCCTTCTGCCGAAGTCTACGGTGCTGCCGCTGACCGTCAGCAGGCATCCATTGTTTTTGATGTTGCCCACCAGATGGTGCAGATGACCCCGGCACTTTTGAAACGGTGCAAGATCATGGCAGCCACCAAGCGCATCGTGAACTACGGGAACGCAGGATTTTATCAGGTTCTGTCTGCCGAAGTTGGTACGAAGCACGGTCTGAACGTGTCAGGTCTGGTGCTGGATGAGGTTCATGCCCAGCCAAACCGAAAACTCTACGATGTCCTTACCAAAGGTTCCGGTGATGCCCGTGAGCAGCCGTTGTTCTTCCTGATCACCACGGCCGGCACGGACAAGGAGAGCATCTGCTACGAGCTCCACATGAAAGCACTTGACCTGTTGGCCGGACGCAAGATCGACCACACCTTCTACCCCGTGGTCTACGGTTTGACCGATGAGGATGATTGGCACGATGAAGCCAACTGGTATAAAGCCAATCCCTCTCTCGGCCAGACCATCCAGATCCAGCGTGTCCGGGATGCATACCAGGAAGCACTGGATAACCCGGCAGAGGAGAACGTGTTCAAGCAGCTCCGTCTGAATATGTGGGTGTCCTCGTTGACCCGGTTTATACCGGAACACATCTACAACCTCGGCAATCAGCCAATCGATATGGAAGCCCTCAAAGGCCGTGACTGTTATGGAGGACTGGACTTGTCCAGCACCGGAGATATCACGGCTTTTGTGCTGATGTTCCCGCCCAGAGTTCCAGAGGAGAAGTACATCATGCTTCCGTTTTTCTGGATACCGGAGGATACGATCCCCCAGCGGGTGCGCAGGGCATCCGTTCCGTATGATGTCTGGTATCAGCAGGGCTACCTGATGGCGACAGAAGGCAATGTCATCCACTACGGATTTATTGAAAAGGTCATCGAGGAACTAGGCAAGACCTACCATATTTTAGAGATTGCCTTTGACCGATGGGGAGCCGTGCAGATGACCCAGAATCTTGAGGGGATGAGATTCACAGTCGTTCCTTTCGGTCAGGGCTTTAAAGATATAAGCCCGCCTACCAAGGAGTTCTACAAGCTCCTGATGGAAGGCAGGATCATCCACGGCGGCAATCCGGTCATGGCATGGATGGCGGGGAATGTGGTCGTGGATACCGACCCGGCAGGCAACATCAAGCCGACCAAGGCGAAGTCGCCGGAGAAGATCGATGGTATCGTCGCTGCGATCATGGCACTGGACCGCTGCATCCGAAATGAAGGTCAGCAGCAGGGAAGCGTCTACGACGAACGTGACATGATCGTTTTTTGATATGAAGATTTGGAGGAAAACACAATGAAGTATCTGATGAGTGCAGAATGGTGGAAGGCAGCCGGCATCCGTGCTGCAAAGACGATGTTCCAGACTGGTGCGGCTCTGGTCGTGACACAGATGCCCGGCGGCACTGTGGACTGGGTTGCAGTTGGCAGCGCGGCTATTGTGGCAGGTGTTGCGTCCCTTGGTACCAGCCTTGCCGGCCTGCCGGAACTGGAGAAAGGAGATAAGGCTTAATGGGATTCTGGGAATGGATGGGGTTTGAGAATCCAAGGGATTCTCCCAAAACAGAACAGCCAAAAGAAGGTCTGCCGAAGGTCACGGATAACGTCCGCGATTCCGGGCAGACCTTTGTGTTTGGGCGTTCCAATGCCGGGGAGCAGGTGGATGAGAAAGCCGCCATGCAGATCCCGACTGTGTATGCCTGTGTTCGTCTGCTGGCGGAGTCCATTGCGGCACTGCCGCTGCATCTCTACCGGGTGACAGACGATAATGGAAACAAGGAAAAGGCGCGGGATCATCCGCTGTACAAGATTCTGTATCGCCAGCCCAACCCGGAGATGACATCCTTTGTCTTCTGGGAAACGCTGATGACCCATCTGCTCCTCTGGGGCAACGCCTACGCACAGATCGTCCGGGATGGCAAGAATACGGTACTGGGTCTGTATCCGCTTTTACCGGAAAATGTCGAAGTGGACCGGGATGAGAGCGGCGAGCTCTACTATATCTACCACGCATACACGGATGAAGTTCCGGGAGAGCAGAATAAAGACCTCTACTTCCGCCGGGACGAGATCTTTCATGTGCCGGGGCTTGGGTTTAATGGCCTGATCGGTTTCTCGCCAATCGCTATGATGAAGAACAGCCTCGGCACTTCCATTGCGGTAGATAAATACGGTTCCTCCTTCTTCAAGAACGGCGCACAGCCCAGCGGTGTGCTGGAGCATCCCGGCGTTGTAAAAGACCCGAACCGTATCCGGGATGGCTGGGAAGCGGCTTACGGTGGTGCTTCCAATGCCCATCGTGTGGCCGTGCTGGAAGAGGGCATGGCCTACAAACCAATTTCCCTGCCGCCGGAGGACAGCCAGTTTTTGGAAACGAAGCAGTTTTCCGTGACGGAGATCTGCCGTATCTTCCGTGTGCCTCCGCATCTGGTAGCCGATTTGTCCAGGGCGACCTTCTCCAACATTGAATACCAGTCGCTGAACTTCGTGATGCACTCCCTGACCCCGTGGCTTGTCCGCATCGAGCAGGGCATCATCAAGGATCTGCTGCTGGAGGAGGAGCAGGATACCTACTTCCCGAAATTCAATGTGGATGGTCTGCTCCGTGGCGACTACCAGAGCCGGATGAACGGCTATGCGACAGGAATCAGTAACGGCTTCCTCTCTCCGAATGATGTGCATCGTCTGGAGAACATGGACCTCATCCCGGCAGAGGAGGGCGGTGACGACTACTACCTGAACGGCGGCTATGTGAAGCTGAAAGATGCAGGAGTGGCACAGCAGAATAAAGCTGCCGCAGTCCAGCAGAATCAGCCGAAAGAAACACAGCCCGACCCGGAAGAAGAACCTGACAGCGATAACCGGCTGAGTGAGAGTAAGCCACAAAAAACAGGAAGGAGAACCCGATGAAGAAATTCTGGAACTGGATCAAAAACAGTGACGATACCAGAATCCTCCGGCTGGAAGGACCCATCGATGAGGAATCATTCTGGGGTGATGAAATCACGCCGCAGATGTTCCGGGATGAGCTGGAATCCGGCGAGGGGGATGTGACCGTCTGGATCAACAGTCCGGGCGGTAATGTGTTCGCCGCTGCCGAGATCTATACCATGCTTAAGGATTACAAGGGCAGCATCACGGTCAAGATCGATGCGATTGCAGCTTCGGCGGCATCCGTTGTCGCAATGGCCGGTGATACTGTCCAGATGAGTCCTGTCGCCATGCTGATGATCCATGACCCCAGCACCGTTGCGATGGGCAACACCAAGGACATGGAAAAAGCCATCGAGGTGCTGACCGAAGTCAAGGAGAGCATCATCAATGCGTATGCCGCAAAGTCTGGTCTGACTCATGCCCGCATTGCCAACCTCATGAGCAATGAGACCTGGATGAATGCGAAGAAGGCGGTGGAGCTGGGTTTTGCAGACGAGATCCTCTTTGCAAAGAAAGAGGAGGAGCCGGACAGTGACCCGGCAGACCCGGAGAAACCGGAAGAAGACCCTGACAGTGAACCGGGCGAGGGCGAAGAAAAGAAGCCGTTCCAGAAGGATACGGCAGGGCACCTTTTCTCCAGCCGTCAGATGGATCTAATCGTCCTGAACCGTCTGGGTGTGAAGCCGGAAGATGTGGGCCAGAAACACACTGAGCCAAAGAAAACGCCTGCTGACCCTGAACCGCCAGTGGAGCCGACCTCTCCGGCAGAACCGCCTGCTAATTCCGGTCCTGTCCTTGACATGGACGGAAAGACCGAGGACGGCAGTATCCCCTACAATATCCTGATGAAGCAGCTTGAATGCATGAAGTGATGTGCATTCAGGCTGTTTTTATATCCAATCAACCATCACAAATTTATGGAGGAAACGTACTATGAGTAAGATTCTGGAATTGCGCACCAAGCGCAACACTCTCTGGGAGCAGACCAAGGACTTTCTGGAGAAGAACCGCGGCGAGAACGGTCTGGTAAAGGCTGAGGCCGTGGAGCAGTACAACAAGATGGCACAGGAGGTCAAGGACCTGGGTTCGGAGATCGAGCGTCTGGAGCAGCAGGCACAGATCGAGGCACAGCTGTCCGCACCGACTTCCAGTCCTGTCCACGCTGACCCGAAGAACGGTGCCAAGAAGGATGTCAAGCCGACCGCCACTGCCGAGTATGCCGAAAACTTCTGGAACATGATCCGCAACCGTGGCCATTACGGCGAGGTCCGCAATGCCCTGTCTGTGGGTGAGGACACCGAGGGCGGCTTTACCGTTCCCGATGAGTTCGAGAAGAAGCTGGTGGAGGCACTGGAAGAGAACAACATCTTCCGTGGTATGGCAACGGTCATCCGCACCAGCTCCGGCACCCGCAAGATTCCTATCGCAGAGGATACCGGTGAGGCAAGCTGGATCGATGAGGGCGAGGAGATCCCGGAGAGCGATGCCACTTTCGGTCAGACCATGCTGTCAGCGTACAAGCTGGGCACTATGATCAAGATTTCTAACGAGCTGCTCAATGATTCTGCTTTCGACCTCGCCACCTATATCGCCCGCCGTTTCGGTGTGCGTATGGGCAACGCAGAGGAGCGCGCTTTTATCACCGGTGACGGTGTGGGCAAGCCTCTGGGTCTGCTGGCTGAGACTGGCGGTGCCAAGGTCGGTGTGACCGCTGCCCAGAAGGATGCCGTTACCTTCGATGAGATCTTCAAGCTCTACTACGCACTGAAGGCTCCGTACCGCAAGAAGGCACAGTTCCTCTGCAACGAAGCCCTGGTGCTGCAGCTGATGACCATTAAGGACAACAATGGCAACTATATCTGGAAGCCGGGTCTGGAGATCGGCAAGCCGGATACCCTGCTGAACCGTCCGCTGAAGACTTCCGCCTTTATGCCGGAGATCAAGGGCGGCAGCAAGGTCATGGCTTTTGGTGATTACAGCTACTACTGGGTGGCTGACCGCCAGAACCGCACCTTCCGCCGTCTGAACGAGCTGTATGCCCGTACTGATCAGGTCGGTTTCCTGACCACCCAGCGTGTGGATGGCAAGCTGATCCTGCCGGAAGCTGTACAGCTTCTGCAGATGGCACCGCAGGGCTAAGAAAGCCGGGAAAGGAGGAGCCGGTTATGGCACTGATTCCGCTTTACGAAGCGAAGACCTATCTCCGCGTGGACAGCAGTGATGAGGATGCCCTGATCGGCATCCTTTTATCTTCTGCGGAGCAGATGTGCAAGGATGTGGGCCGTTTATCGGAAGACCAGTGGGAGGCAGTCAACGCCGCTGACCGGGATGCCGAGAACGGGGTACAGCCCACAAGGGAACTGGAAGCCCTGCGCAGCACTTGCCGTGTGGCGATTCTGTATGCGCTGGGGTATCTCTATGAACACCGGGACGAAGCTGACCATAAGCAACTGATGCTGACGCTTCGCTCTATTCTGTTCGCTGTGAGGGAGGGGGTGTTCTGATGATCGAGAAACTGAATGAGCGGATCACGATCGAGAAAAGCACGGTCGTGACCGATAAGGTCGGAAACCATCGGAACACATGGGAGGAATATTTCACCTGCTTTGCCTACGCTTCGACCTATCAGGCGCAGGAAGAAGAGGGTGAGGTCACAGCCGAGCAGAAGAGTGTGGTGTTCACGGTCCGCTGGTGCAGTGAGACGAGAGGCCTGACTTCCACTGGTTACCACATCCGTTTTCGGGAGCAGCTCTACAATATCGAATCCATTGACCCAATGAATTTCCAGAAGAAAACGCTGAAGATTCATTGCCGTTTGGAAAGGAGGCAGTCGGATGAGCAGAACCGTCAGCATCGATGAGATGGCAGATGCCATCAATGAGGGCTTGAAAGAGTATGCGACCCTTGCCTCCACCGAGGTCAAGAAAGCTGTCCGTAAATCTGCCAAGACCGTCAAGGAGCAGATTCAGTCCGGCGCACCGTCCAGAACCGGGCGGTACAAGGAAAGCTGGGTAGCGACCAAACAGTCGGAATCCAGCCAGAGCCTTCAGATGGTGGTGCATTCCAAGAACCGCTACCAGCTGGCACATCTGCTGGAAAAGGGTCATGCCAAGCGCGGCGGCGGTCGTGTGGCAGGAAGACCCCATATTGCTCCGGCAGAACAGGCCGGTATCGAGCAGCTCCAGTCCCTTATCGAAAAGGCACTGAAGTGAGGAGAAACCAATGACCCACGAAGAAGTAAAAGCTCTGGTGGAGGAAATGGGGCTTCCTTATGCGTATGACCATTTCGCAGAAGGGGAGAGTCCTGATCCACCGTTTATCTGCTTCCTGTATCCGAAAGCCGAGAATTTCGGCGCAGATAACCTTGTGTACCACCATTTCAACCGGCTGGACATCGAGGTGTACACCGATTACAAAGACCCGGATATGGAAGCAACTATTGAAGAAGTCCTGACCGCACACGAACTCTACTATGAGAAAAGCGAGGTCTGGATCGAAACCGAAAAAATGTATGAAGTCCTGTATGAGCTGACTGTGTGATGCTCATGCAGGATATTTTTATGGGAGGAACACTATGTCGAAGAAAAGCAATAAGGTCAAATTTGGCCTGAAAAACTGCCATTATGCAAAGGCGACCTTTGACGAAGATGGCAGTGTCACCTATGCGAAGCCGGTCCGCATCCCCGGTGCAGTCAGTCTTTCGATGGATGCCAATGGCGAGATCGAGCCGTTTTATGCGGACAATATCGCCTACTATGTCGTGAATAACAACTCCGGCTACGAGGGTGATCTGGAAATCGCACTGATCCCGGAGAGCTTCCTCACGGACATCATGCACGAGGAGCTGGATGGCAACGGCGTGCTTGCTGAGAACGCCAATGTGGAACTGGAGCATTTCGCCTTCCTGTTCGAGTTCGATGGCGACCAGCGCCACATCCGTCATGTGCTGTACAACTGTGTGGCAAGCCGTCCGTCCATCGAGGGTGAGACCAATGAGGACAGCAAGGAAGTCAAGACGGACACCCTGAACCTGCAGGCAACCCCTCTGGCAAACGGTTATGTTAAGGCAAAGACCAGCACCAACACCACCGATGATGTCTATAACAAGTGGTACGATGCGGTCTACGAGCCGCAGGCAGAAGCTGTGGACACCGAAGACACCAGCCACACCGAGGAGCCGCAGGGCTAAGTGACCGACACACACTGCAGGGCTTCGGCTCTGCTTACATTATTATAAAGAGGTATATGACTATGAAGAAGATTTTTCCTTTGTTCGCAGTGATCATCGTTCTGGTACTGGCTGTCTGCTCGTTCCACATCATCCCCACCGGCTACACGGGCGTGAAGACCAGCTTCGGCCAGATCCAAGAGACCACCATTCAGAGCGGCAAGCTCAACTTCTGCATTCCCTTTGTGCAGAGCATCCACAAGGTCAACAACAAGCAGCAGGATAAGCACATCGAAGCGCAGGTCTGGGGTGAAGCCTCCGACAAGACCCCTGTGTATGCCGCTGATGTGATTGTGACCTATCAGGTGCTTCCTGAGAAGAGTGCATGGCTGTATGCGAATGTGTCCGACATCAAGAATCTGGTTGGTGATGAGCTGGTGGCATCGGCAATCAAGTCTGCGATGGCTGAACTTGGCCCCAATGAGGTGACAAATCGCACCAAGATTGAGCCTCTGGCACAACAGAAGCTGGCAGAATCCCTTGTGCAGAAATATGGTGAGGACGTTGTGTTTGTGAACAAGGTCGTCATCAACGACATGAATTTCGAGGATGCTTATAACGAAGCCATCCAGCAGAAGTCCATTGCACAGCAGAATGCAGATAAGCAGAAGATCGAGAATGAAGCCGCCATTGCCAAGGCAGAAGCGGATAAGCAGGTGGCGATCACCAATGCAGAGGCGGAAGCCCAGAAGACTTCCATTGCCGCAGAAGCACAGGCAGAGGCAAACCGCAAACTGGCAGAAAGCCTGTCCGATACACTGATCGATTACCAGAAGATCCAGAAGTGGGATGGCAAGCTGCCCACTGTGAGTGGCGGTAATGCACTGGTCAGCATTGACTCGGCAGAGTAAGAAACACGATATACGGCAGGGCTTCGGCTCTGCCAATTTTACATGAAATTTTGGAGGATTACGATTATGGCAGTTACAAAGAAAATCGAGATCGATGGTAAAGAAGTCACCTTTAAGGCAAGTGCCGCTGTGCCTCGCCTGTACCGCATCAAGTTCGGCCGTGACATCTACAAGGACCTGCGCCAGCTGGAAAAGAGCGTGGGGGAGAACGATGAGGACAATTCCAACCTCGACCTGTTCAGTCTGGAGATGTTCGAGGACCTGGCATGGCTGATGGCTCGTCATGCGGACCCGGCAAAGGTGCCGGACAGCCCGGAGGAGTTTCTGGACCAGTTCAACACCTTCTCCATTTATCAGATCCTGCCCCAGCTGATCGAACTGTGGGGTCTGAATGTGCAGACCGAGGTGGAATCCAGAAAAAACCTCGCAAAAGTGAGCGGGAAATGACCACCCCGCTCTTTCTGCTGCGCTGTGTACAGCTCGGTATCAGCATTGCCGACCTCGACCTGCTGACCATCGGGTTGGTCAATGATATGTTCACGGAGCGGCAGAACGACGACTATCCGTACAAAGAGCTGGCTTCGCAAAGTGATTTTGACAAATTTTGACAGAATAAAACTCGACGAGCGTGCATATATTAAATATGAAATAAGCACGCTCGTTTGATTTTGCTTGACTATCGTGCTTATTTCGATTACAATATAAGCACGGAAGGATGGTGATTCTATGAATGAGATGACAAGATTAGTTCAAAATCATGATTACCTTACGCCGAGAATTGCGGGAAAATCTGGAATTTCAAAATTTAAGTTTTACAAATATGTTCGAGAAAACGGATTGGAGCCGGTCAGCCGTGGTGTTTATTCTACGGGAGCGGATTGGGTCGATGAGTTGTATGTGCTTCATAAGAGATGCCCGAATGCTGTTTTTTCACATGACGAGGCTTTTTATTATCATGGTCTGACAGACAGAGAACCGTTTGTCCACACACTTACCATATACAGCGGTTACAATGCGCATCGGCTTACAGCGGATGGAAGTTGTAAAGTATATACGGTAAAACGGGAATTACTGGATGTCGGAAAGATCATTGTGAAAGACAATGACGGGAATATGATTCCAATATATGACCTGGAACGAACGATTTGTGATCTGATGAGAAGTCGGAGCAGTATTGAAGCACAGGATTTCAATTCCGTTCTGAAGACATATGTTTCCAGAAGAGACAAGGACCTGAATCGACTTATGGAATATGCAAAGCTGTTTCGGGTTGATAATGTGATCCGCAGATATATGGGGGTATTATTGTAAAATGCAGCTGACACCTGAACAGGTTAAGGGAAGAATTAAGAATGTGGCAAAGGAAAACAAGGCAGATGCCAGAACGCTCATGCGAATTTATATGATGGAGCGTTTCCTTGAGAGAGTTGCCAATTCGCAGTATAAAGATAATTTTATCATCAAAGGCGGAATGCTGGTGACAGCAATGGTTGGCGTAGCATTGCGGTCCACGATGGATATCGATACGAGTATTAAAAATCAGAATCTGTCGGCAGAAGATGCCAGACGGATTGTGGATGAAATCAAGGACATCGACCTTGGCGATGGAGTGACCTTTGAGGTTAAGGAAGTTTCCAATATCATGGATGAAATGGAATATCCGGGTATTCGGTTTACTATGAATGCCGTGATGGGAAAACTCGTTACACCGATGAAGATTGATATTTCTACAGGAGATGTTATCACGCCAAGAGCAATCGAGTACAACTATAAATTGCTCTTGGATGACCGTTCCATCAGCCTTTGGTCGTATAATTTGGAAACAATTCTGGCAGAAAAACTTCAGACGGTCCTTGCAAGAGGTCTTTTGAATACCCGAATGAGAGACTTCTATGATATCAAGACCCTGCTTTCTATTTACGAGCAGGACATCGATGCTGATGTGCTGAAAAAGGCATTTGAGGCAACCTGTAAGAAAAGAAGCACCGAAAATCTGAAAGAGGAAGCACCCAAAATTATGGCTGCCGTCAGTGATGACGCACAGTTACATACACTTTGGAAGTCCTACCAGAAGAAATATCCGTATGCTACTGATATCAGCTATGAGGATATTATGGAGAGCACAATGCTCTTATGGAGTATAATTCAATAATCGGTAGCAACCCCGTTGGAGAAATCTGACGGGGTATTTTTATACCCATTTTTAGCCTGTCTGTCCCGTGCAGATGGGCTTTTTTCATGCCTGCAAGGAGGTGGTTACGCAAATGGCATCTAGAATCCAGGGCATCACCGTTGAGATCGGCGGCGATACCACAAAGCTCTCCAAAGCACTGGAAAATGTAAACAAGTCAATCAAGGGGACGCAGTCCGGACTGAAGGATGTCAACAAACTCCTGAAACTGGACCCCTCCAATACAGAACTGGTTGTCCAGAAGCAGAAGATGCTGAAGGATGCCATTGAAGCCACTAAGGAAAAGCTGGCAACTTTGAAAACTGCCGCACAGCAGGCTAATGAGCAGCTTGCCAACGGTGAGATCACCCAGCAGCAGTACGATGCCCTCCAGCGTGAGATTGTGGAGACCGAACAGAATCTACGATCCTTACAGGATCAGGCAGCGACCACGAATGCGACTCTTGCCAAGATTGATGAAGCCGGAGAAAAGCTCCAGAACATTGGATCTTCTGTAGAGAATGTCGGCAAGAAGTTCCTGCCGGTGACTGCCGCTGTAACGGGTCTTGGCACTGCTGCAGTGAAGACCGCAGCCGATTTCGATTCCGAAATGAGTAAGGTCTCTGCCATTTCCGGTGCGACCGGGGATGATTTTGACCAGCTTCGTGCGAAAGCCCGTGAGATGGGTGCGAAGACCAAGTTCTCCGCATCCGAGGCAGCTTCGGCGATGGAATACATGGCCATGGCCGGATGGAAAACGGGGGATATGCTAGGCGGTATCGAGGGTATCATGAACCTCGCGGCGGCGTCCGGTGAAGACCTCGCCACGACTTCGGATATCGTCACGGATGCCCTCACAGCTTTTGGTTTGTCTGCTGCGGATTCCGGGCATTTTGCAGATATCCTTGCAGCCGCTTCCTCCAATGCGAATACCAACGTCAGCTTGATGGGCGAGACGTTCAAGTACTGTGCGCCTATCGCCGGTGCGCTTGGGTTCTCGGCAGAGGATACCGCAGAAGCCATCGGTCTGATGGCAAATAGTGGTATCAAGGCTTCGCAGGCTGGTACGTCCCTTCGTACCATCATGAACAACCTTTCCGGTGAAGTGACCTTTGCAGGCAAGAACATCGGTGAGGTTACGATTGCCACCAGCAATGCAGATGGCAGTATGAGGAGCCTGAACGATATCCTCGCAGACTGCCGTGTAGCATTCTCCGGCTTGACCGAATCTGAAAAAGCATCCAATGCAGAGACACTGGTCGGCAAGAATGCGATGTCCGGTTTCCTTGCCCTGATGAATTCCAGCGAGACGGACATCAACAAACTGCGTGGTGCCATTGAAAACTGCGATGGCGCATCCGAGAGCATGGCAGAGACCATGCAGGACAATTTAAATGGTCAGCTCACCATCCTGAAATCTCAGCTGGAGGAGCTGGCTATTTCTTTTGGCGATATCCTGATGCCTACCATCCGCAAGATCGTATCTGCCGTGCAGCAGTTCGTGGACAAGCTCAACAGCATGGATGAAAGTACCAGGGAAACGATCATCAAGATCGGACTCCTGGCGGCATCCATTGGCCCGCTGCTCATTGTGCTTGGTAAGACCATATCGACCATCGGCACAGCGATGCGGGGTTTCAGTTCTCTTGCAAAGGGTGTCCGGCTTCTCATCACCCATGTGGGCAGTGCCAGCGGTGTGTTCAGCAAGCTGGGGGTGGTTCTGGGTGGTCTGTCCGGGCCGGTCGTAGCCGTGGTGGCGGTCATCGGTACGCTGGTGGCGGCTTTTATGAATCTCTGGAACACCAACGAGGAGTTCCGTACTGCCATTACCGGCATCTGGAACGACATCGTTTCCAAGGTGAAAGGCTTCTGCGACCAGCTGACACAGCGGATCAATGGGCTGGGCTTTGATTTTAAGGATGTCACTGAGGTACTGAAAGCTGTCTGGGATGGCTTCTGTCAGGTGCTTGCACCGCTGTTTGAGGGAGCATTCCAGAATATTTCGACCATCCTCGGTGTCGTTCTGGATACATTGCTTGGCCTGTTCGATGTCTTTTCCAATGTGTTCTCCGGCAACTGGAGCGGCGCATGGGAAGCGGCAAAGGGCATCTTCTCCAGTATCTGGGATGGCGTGAAGTCCATTTTCTCCACGACCCTTACTGCTCTGAAGAGTGCGCTGGATGTGTTCCTTGGTCTGTTCGGTACGGACTGGCAGACTGTCTGGGGCAGTATCAAGAACTTCTTCGAGACCGTGTGGAACGGAATCAGCAGCTTCTTCTCAAACACAGTTTCTGCTATCCAGAGTGTGGCGACGACTGTGTTCACTGCGGTTTCGAGCTTTTTTACGACTGTCCTTACGAGTATCCAGACGACCTTCAGCACCATCTGGACGGCCATTTCCACAGCAGTTTCGTCTGTGCTGAATACGATCCATACCACGGTGACAACTGTGTGGACGGCGATCTCGACCGCGATCTCTACGGTCATGAACACCATCAGCACGACGATCACTTCGGTGTGGAACGGCATCTACAACACCATGAAACCTTTGTTGGATGCGTTCCAATATCTGTTTGAGACCATCTGGCAGGCAATCCAGATCCTGATCGGCGCAGCACTGACCGCGATCCAGACGAAGATCACTTCCATCTGGAACGCCATCGTCGCCTTTGTGACTCCGATCCTGACTGGATTGCAGACGACTTTCTCTACGGTTTGGTCCGCAATCCAGACAGCCATCTCCACGGTGCTGACAGCAATCCAGACCGCAGTGACGACGGTATGGAATGCCATTGTATCGTTCTTGACTCCGCTGCTGACTGGCATTCAGACCCGGATGAGTACGGCATGGAATGCGATCAAGACGGTCATTTCGACTGTCCTTTCTGCGATCCAGTCTACGGTTTCTTCCATCTGGAGCGCCATCAGCAGCAAGATCTCCGGTGTGGTAAATGGTATCAAATCGGTGGTTTCTTCCGGCTGGAATGCCATGAAATCCACAGTATCGTCCCTCAGTAACAGCATCAAAAGTGCGGCGACCACAGCTTTTAACTCCATGAAATCCGGGATTTCCTCTACGATCTCCGGTATCAAGACCACCATCACGAACGGCTTTAACAGTGCAGTTTCCTTTATCAAGGGTCTGGCTGGACAGGCATTCTCGTGGGGCTCTGACATGATCGGCAACATTGTGTCCGGTATCCAGTCGAGGATTCAGGATGTGGCAAGTGCCGTATCGGGAGTGGCAGACCGTATCCGTTCCTTCCTGCACTTCTCTGTGCCGGATGAAGGACCTCTGGCAGATATGGAAAGCTGGATGCCGGATTTCATGCAGGGTCTGGCAAACGGTATCACGACCAACACCAGCCTTGTGACTGCGGCGGCGGAGAACCTGTCCACCACGCTGTCTACCTCCATCACCAACTCCATGAGGGGTGTGGAGCAGGCATACAGTAAGAGCTGGGCAGCCATTAGCCAGACGGTGAAAACCGGAACGGCAGGTGTAAGTGCCGCGATGAAATCTGCATGGAGTTCCATTACGACCAGTACTGCCAGCACATGGAACAGCATCAAGACCACCATCCAGACCAGCTTTGCGGCGGTGAAGACCAATGTGACCTCTGCGACAGCAGCAGTGAAAACGTCCATGACCAGTGCATGGAATGCAGTGAAGTCGCTGACAACGACCAGCTGGAACGGCATTAAAACGGTCATTACCACAGCGTGGAACGGGATCAAGTCCCTTACTACTTCTGCGACTGCTTCTGTAAAATCCTCCATGACAAGCGCATGGAATGCGGTGAAAACTCTGACGAACACCAGCTGGAATGGTATCAAGACGGTGATTACGACAGCGTGGAACAGTATCAAGTCTCTTACAACTTCCTCTGTATCCGCAGTTCGCAGTACGGTCACAAGCAGCTGGAACACACTGAAATCCACCACGACCTCTGCTTTCAATAGCATCAAGTCCACGGTGTCTTCGGCAATGTCCAGTCTACGCAGCACGGTTTCCTCCGGTGTTGCAAATATCAGGAGCAGCTTTAACTCGCTCGGTTCGATTGCTTCTTCGGCATACCGCTGGGGTGCAGATATCTGTTCCCAGATGGCGGCAGGTGTCCGGGCAGCGGCCGGTTCCGTGATCGCGGCGGCAGAAAATGTCGCAAGCAGGGTCAGAAGTCTGCTGCATTTCTCTGTGCCGGACGAAGGACCTCTGTCCGATGCAGACACCTATATGCCTGACTTCATGAAGCTGCTGGCGACCGGCATTAAGAAAAATGTCAAGTCGGTAGTGAAGGCTGTGCAGGGGCTTGCCGGGTCTATGAGCAGTAACCTCACGACTCCGGTGGATTCTCTGGGCGACTGGATGGATTCTGTGGTCGGCAGTTTTGCTGCCACGATCAAGAGAAGCCAAAATGGTATCGGCAGTGCTGCAAGGGATGTGGGCAGCGGTATCCAGTCCCAGCTGATGGCCGGGCTTTCCGGGCTGAAAACACAGTTCCAGCAGCTCTGGACTGACCTGCAGGGTATCACCAAAACAGCAGTCGGCAGTATGAGCGATGAAGTGAAGCAGGGCTTTACGGACATAAAGGATTCCATTGGAGAGCTGAGTTCTCAGACCGGTTCCCTTGGAAATGCGATCCGCAGCCTTGGCGATACCTTCAACTCGGATTTCCTAAAGAGCCTGGGCAATGGCATCAGCAAAGTCGGTGATACGGTCAATACGGTCACCGGTCTTGTGGACAAGCTCGGCTCTATGAAGAATACCATCGGAAACCTCGGAAGTACGTTGCAGAACCTCGGCAATGTTCTTGGCTCCGAAAACGGAGGCGGTCTGCTGTCCAACATCGGCAGTTTCCTGTCGAAGATCGGCAGCGCAGATGGCGGTCAGATTGTGTCGAACTTTGGCAACCTGATCTCCGGGCTGACCTCCAAAATGGGCGGTCTGGGAGAGGGAATCTCCGGTATCATCTCGAAGCTGGGAAGCCTTGGCTCCAGCGGTGGGGGAATCCTGTCGAATCTGGGCGGGCTGCTTTCCGGTGTAGTGACGAAGATCGGCGGCTTAGGCGGCAGTCTTTCTGGGCTTCTGTCTGGTGTGGGTTCCACATTGGGCGGAATTGCTGGTTCTGCCGGCTCCGCAATCGCAGGACTGTTCGGCTCGGTTGGCACGGCCGTATCTGGTCTGGCGGCAGGTGCGGGTACGGCTCTTGCAGGCGTAGCAAGCTCCGCAGGTGGTTTCCTCGCATCCGCAGGCACAGCACTTGCTGGTCTGGCGGGTCCTGCAGGTATCGCAGTGGCGGCCGTTGGCGGCATCGGTCTTGGACTGACCGCTCTCTGGAAAAACTGCGATGGCTTCCGGGAAGGAGTCACGAATATCTGGAACAAGGTCACTTCGGTATTCTCGAATGGAGTAAATGTCATCAAGAACGGTATCTCCAATGCGGCTTCTGCCATCGGCAACGTGGCATCGTCCATCTGGGGCGGTATCAAGAACGTGGCTTCCTCGGCAGTCAGCTGGGGCAAGGATATCGTTGGCGGTATTGCAGGAGGCATCAAGAAGGGTGTGAGCTGGGTCGGCAGTGCGGTCAAGAGTGTGGCAAGCGGTATCCGTTCGTTCCTGCACTTCTCTGTGCCGGATGAAGGACCTCTGGCAGATGCGGACACCTATATGCCAGACTTTATGAAGCTGCTTTCCGGCGGCATCAAGAAAGGCGAGGGCGAACTAATCAGCCAGATCAAGTCGATGGCAGCAAAGGTGCAGCAGGGTATGGAGGGCATCAGTTCCTTCAGTCTGCCGGAACTGACCCTGCCGCACTTCGATGGCTCTGGCTGGAACTTCCCGCAGGCGGCTCTGGCCGGAGGCGGTACCACCCGGACGACCAACCTTGGTGGCGTATATATCACGGTCAACGGCTACAATGCCCGGAACGATGATGAACTCGCACAGACCGTTGCCGATAAGATCAACGGCATGATCCACGAGGATGATTCGGTCTTCAAGTAAAGGAGGAGATGCGTATGGGCTATAACACCCCAAAGCAGACAGTATCACAGTTTCAGCTCAAAGGCAGATATGCCAGACAGTATCTGTCCTTTGCCGGGAAGTCCAGCAAGGACTTCCTTTTATATTTGTCTGGTCCCGGTGTGTATGATTCCCCGGCTGCGGATGTGGAGAGCACCTCCGTACCCGGCAGGAACGGGGACATCATCACCGAGAATGCAAGGACAGGCAGGCGTAGGTATCAGAACGTGGATATCAAGTATAAGGCATTTTTCTTCAACGGTCTGCCTGCCAAGACCGCAGCGGTCAAGGCATGGCTGTTATCTCCGATCGGGTATCAGAAATTGCAGGACACCTACGACCCGGATTTCTTCCGGATGGCAGTCTGCAAGGACGCCCTGGAATTTGATGTGACAGCCCAGAAAGCCGCTGAGATGGAGCTGACATTCAACTGTAAGCCCCAGCGTTGGAGCGTGGATGGGCAGAGGGTGATCCGGCTGGATGGCAGGTCGACCTTAAAGAACCCCTTCGCTTTTCCGGCACAGCCTATCTTCAAGATCTACGGGGATTCTGGCGGCGAACTGTATGTGGGTGAGGAGAAGATCACCATCCACAGCATCAAGGACTACGTGCTGCTCAACTGTGAAACGCACAACGCTTACAACGCTTCCGGCTTCTGCAATGAGACCATCCTTTCGGATGATTTCCCGGAACTGCCGGAGGGAAAGACACAAATCGCATGGACAGGCGGTATCACGGCGGTGGAGGTGACTCCTCGCTGGTGGACGCTGTAAGAGGGAGGTGCAGCCAGTGATCCCATGTTTATATGATTCCAGAGAAATGAGATTTGACCATAACGGCATCGGAAAGCTGGCAGATGCACAGTCCTGTACGGTGACCGAAAAGAGAAACGGAAGCTATGAACTGAAACTCATCTGCCCGGCAGATGGCATCCATGCAGAGATGCTGGAGGAGGGGAATATCATCCTTGCCAAGCCATCGGATACCATGCAGTCTCAGCCGTTCCGCATCTACAAGATCACGACCCCGATCGATGGCAAGCTGGAAGTGCAGGCACGGCATATTTCCTACCAGCTCAACTTTATCACGGTATCACCATTTTCAGTGACCGGGTGTGTTGGGGCAATGCAGGGTCTGAAAAGCCATGCGGCTTCTGACTGTCCCTTTAATGTCTGGACGGATGTGGAATCCAGTGCAACCTTTACGCTGGGAGTTCCATCCTCCTTCCGAAACTGCCTTGGAGGTATGGCCGGGTCAGTTTTGGACGTTTTTGGCGGTGAATTTGAGTGGGACCGGTACATGGTCAAGTTCCATAAGGCAAGAGGTGCCGACCATAACGTCCACATCATCTACGGTAAGAACCTGACGGATTTCAAGATGGAAAAATCCATCGAGAACACGATCACAGGTGTACATCCGTACTGGGTGGATAATGAAACCCAGGCGGTCATGGAGCTGCCGGAGAAGGTGGTGCTGCAAAGCAAACGGTCAATCCCATACCAGAAGATCACCGTGCTGGATTGTACCAGCAATTTTCAGGAAAAGCCGAGCGAAGCGGCACTCCGGGAATACGCACAGAACTATATCGACACCACGGACTTAACGGAGCCGGAGATCGACATCAAGATCGACTTTTTACAGCTCTGGAATACGCCGGGGTATGAGGACATCGTGGAGGCAGAGCGTGTTTCCCTTTGCGATACGGTCCATGTGTTTATCTCAAAGCTGGGAATCGAAGTCAGTTCCAAAGTCACCGAAACCGAGTATGATGCGCTGCTGGAACGCTATAACAGCATCACGCTGTCAAACTCCACGGTCAGCAGCCGAAATTCTTCTCTGACAGGTTCGCTCAACAGCATCCGGAATACAGCGGCGATTGCCTATGATACGGCAGTCCGTGCGGAAACGGCAGTGGGAGAGCAGGTCGGTGGGATCACAGCATCCATCATTTATGACGGTGCGCTTTTTGCTGCGCTGTTTGGACTGCATTATAAAAATGAAACTGACAGTAAGGGAAATACGACTCGGTATGCATTCAATGCGGCGACTTTGAAACAGTCAACGGTCGCATGGAAGAACAGCTCTGCCGGGTTGTTTGTATCCACGGATGGCGGTAAGATGTGGGGCTATGGTTGGGAATCGGATGACACCGCTGTCAAAACGGCGATTCTGCTGGAGCAGACTTTAAAAGAACTGGATGACCGCTACAAGAAAGCCACGGAGCTTTCCGAGGAGCTGCTGGAAGAACTGGATGAGCGGTACAAAACGGCGACTGCCATTTCTGCCGAGCTTCAGAAAACGCTCGACCAGCGGTACGAAACAGCAAAAAAGCTGTCCAAGGATTTATATGAGGAACTGGATAAGCGGTATGGCACCCTTACGGAAATCTCGGAAGATCTGCAAAAGGAGTTGGACGAGAGATACAGTGCGGCGAAGAAGCTGTCGGAAGAGGTCGAAAAAGAACTGGATGAAAAGTACCAGCCGAGTATCCCGGTATCGGAAACCGCACCGGAAGCCCCGGCAGCAGATACGTTCTGGGTCGATAAGAAGAACCTGCGGTTAAAGCTCTGGGATGGAGAACAGTGGCAGACCATCGGCTATGAGCCGGAACAGCTAACGGAACCGACCACACCGACCGGGCCGGAAACACCAGATATCGAAAAGCCGGGTGGTGAAGATAAGGATACGGAAAACAAAGAAGAAACAGATGACAAGAAGACCGATCAGGAAGGAGGGAGCGCGTAATGGTCACAAGCATTTATCAGGAAGTGGAACTGTCGCTGACGGAAAATCTCATTCCAGTGACGGTCCCGGTCAAACAGTATGATAACAGGGCACGGAAAGTCAGATGTGTTCTGTATAACAACTCGGTGCAGTATTCCGTACCGCAGGACTGCATTGTTGCCTGCTCTGGCACCAGACCGGACGGCACGATCTTCCATTACACCAGCGAGACGGCATCCGACCTTGTGTTTGTTGAAAATGGAGCGGTCGTTTTTACGATCACGACCTTCATGACCGCACAGGCGGGGCGGTTTCCGCTGGATGTTGTTATGCTCAGCACAGCGGGGGATGTCCTTGGTTCGTTCTCCCTCACCTTGAAGGTGGAGCGGGCGGCCATCAACAACGGCAAGATCGCCACTTACACCTATGCCGGTGTAGTGGAAGCCATCCGCAAGGGACTGCTGGAAGTGTATATCACGGACGATGGCTATTTTGCCGTTGTGTCGGAGGATGGACTCGGCTTCAGTGACAAGTCGGAATCCAGCACCATCCAGAAATTCATTGAAAATCTTTTGAACTGTACGGTTACGGATGACGGCTATCTTGCTTTCACCACCGAAGACGGTCTGAAGCTCATCTTTTCAATGGACGGTGACGGACGGTTGATCGTAGAGTTTGCAAACGGCTGATACAGCCGGGAAAGGGGAAAATATGTCGGAATATATCGGCAACCGAATCGTCCCTCGCCATGATGGTGTCTGGGACAAAGCAAAAGAATATGAACCTCTTACCATTGTGTATGAGGAATCCACAGGCGACAGCTATATGAGCCGGAAACCTGTGCCGGCCGGAACGCTTCTATCACAGGAGGAATACTGGGCGATGTGTTCCCGGTTCTCGGAGCAGATGGCTCTGTACCGTCAGAATACGGCAGAAGAAGTGGAGCAGTTCCGCAAGGATACTGCGGCAGATGTAGAGCAGCTTCGTACAGATACTGCATCAGATGTGGCGGTCCTGCGCAAGATGACCGCGCAGGATGTGGCGGATATCACCCAGAAGGTCGATGCCGCAAATAGTGCGGTTGCGGCCAGTAAGTCTGAGATGGATAAGACTGCGGAAATGCTGAAAGCCCAGATCAATGCCAATGTCAAGGCATCTACGGACAAGAATGCCAACTATGCACAGGAGCTGGTAGATGCCCGTGTGGATGATGAGGGGAAGACTTATCCCACAGCCGGTGACAATATCCGTGCGGTCGGCAGGGTGCGTTCCATGCAGAATATCATGAAGAACTGGGTGATCAAAAATGGTTACGCAAACCAGAACGGCAACCTTGTAGCTTCGGAAAGCTGGCGCGTGGCGCACATGGTCCCGGTCAGCGGTGATGCGATTCTGGTGGACGGTCAGTTCGGCTATATGAGCGGCCGGGATGACTATAACAACGTGGTCTGCTATGACATGGACCGTAAGTTCCTCGGTGGCTGTTTCCGGGCAGAGAGCGGCAAGGTCTATGACAACTATGTGATCACACTGCTTCCGAATACCCGTTTCATCTCTGTCACCACCAATGAAAAGCTGTTCTCGAAGCTCTCGGTGTACCTCTATGACAACATGCTCCCGATGAGATTGCTGTCAAATTACGCAACAGGCTGGCAGTGGATGAACGGCAGCGTGGATATCAGGTTCACGGGCAGCAAGGTGACAGTCACATTCCCGGAGGGAAAGAGTGTATATGTCTGCCGCCGTACAAATGGTACACAGTACGAGCAGACGAAACTGGTGGCGGAAAACAGTACCTCGTTTGACTTTGCAGTAGTGGGAAAATGGTGGGCGATCTACTATGATGGTGCGGAAGCATCCGCAAACGAGACGGGAGAAAAGACAGAAGTCCCTGTCATTAAGGTGGAAAATACAAGCGGCGATAGCTGGGGCAATCTATTCACAAAGGGCCGCTTTGTGTTTGCGGTCTTTTTTGACTGGAATGTGGTGTATGCAGCTCCTTCAAGCAGCGGTACAGTCATCAACGGGATCGATTATGGCAATCCAGCCAAGATTGCGAATACTGCGATGACCTGGCACAAGTACCGTTCAGCAAAGATGTTCCTCGCTACAGGTCAGTTTGCGATCGATACGGTCAACCGCACCATTCAGGTCACGAAACGTATCCTGGCGGTTGTCGATAACGGTGCTTACTACTGGATCAGTGCTAGTGAGGAGCCGGTACCGATGTTGGATAGTACGGAAGCAGAAAAGCATCACATGCTGATCCTTGCCTATGACTCGTCCATAGATCAGATCAATCTTTACAACACTGCACAGTTCCGGGCATTGGGAGTAAACGGCTACTATATCGCTGCATGGTATGAAAACCATTTCTGGTATCCGCACATGGGTTCTTCTTTCAGCGTTGTGCTGGATGGCACAGCTTATAAGGCTGGTGAGCTTTTCGATGAAGAACGGCGTGATTCCTATATCGAAAAGAAGTATGAGGACCGCTTCCAGCAGCTCCGCACGGATCTTGCCGGTAAGGATTCCCGCCATATGTATCTGGCAAGCGGCGGTATTACCATTGACCAGGATGGCGGTACGATCCAGGTCAGTACCAAGTGTCTGGGTGTTCCGGATACGTTCCACTATGAGTGGATCATGGCAGGCGATCCGGTAGAGATGGCATTTAACACACCCAGCTCGACATTTGGTATGCCGATGCGCATCCTCGCTTATGATGCCGGTACGAAAACCATCAATCTGTACGACACCAGCCTGTTCCGAAAGCTGGGTACGAATGGTTTCTATATTGCATCCTGGTATCAGAGCAAGCTGTATAATCCGCACATCCACCCGGATGTGAAGTTCATTGTGGGCGGTAAGGAATACAAAGCGGGCGATCTGTTCATTGATAACGCGGCATCTTTCATTCCGAAGCGTATCACGGATTATGTGCAGAAAGCCATTACTCCGGCTGTAGAGGATGACATCGTGACCCCGTCCCACTGGGACTGCATGGAGGGACGCCAGCTTTCCATCTTCTTTGACTGTCTTTCCCGCCACGATGGCAAGGAAAATCTGTATGTGCTCGCCAGAGGCACGAATGCACCGAGCCTGACCCGGAACGAGTATTGCATGAACTACACGCCGACGAAGGACAGCACGGATTTTGCACTGACTGTCCGCCGTCTGGATGAAGATGACTGCCATACGGTATCGTCCAAACCTGTCCAGGTCAGGGTCCACCATAAGCTGAAGGACAAGCTCACGAAGAATATCTGCATCTGTGGAGACTCTCTCGTGGACAATGGTTCTGTGGCAACGGAAGTGTACCGTCTGCTGGCAGAGGATAATGACTGCGTGATCCACCAGCTGGGAACGAGAGGACCGTCTGGCGGCAAGCACGAAGGACGCGGCAGCTGGACCTTTGCCCGGTATCTGGCAGACACGGATTACGCCGGCAAAACGAATGCGTTCTGGGACAAGATCAAAGGCCGTCTGGATTTCCAGAAATACTGCGAGACCAACGGCTATGAGGGCATCGATTACTTCCTGATCGCACTTGGCACCAATGATGTGTCACAGGGCACTACACTGTACCGCACGGAAGCAGAGGTGCAGAAGTTCGTGGATCAGGCGAAGCAGTTCATCGATGCGCTGCTGGATAAGGAAACGGGCTTCCCGAATTGCAAGATCGGTATCGGCCTTTGCGGACCCGGCTCGGATTATTCTTATCAGTGCGGTTCCAGCATGGGTATCTTCCATATGAGCATCAACACGCTGAACCTTGCACTGATCAAGGCATTTGATGCTGGCAAGTACCGCAAAAACGTGACCTGTTTTGCCCACGGTCTTCGCACGGACCGCCGTCTGGCATTTCCGTATTCGGACAAGCCGGTGACAAACCGGTTCACGGAAACCAGCCGGACGCTGACTAACAGTATCCATCCTTCCGCAAGGGGCTATCAAGCATGGGCAGACGGATATTACTGCCAGATCCGTGCGTGGCTGACGGAGGACAGTAAGTAAAACGGCGTTATGTCGGGAAAGGAAACAATATGATGACTCGTCAGAAAATTCGGGGGGGGGTACTATGTAACCCTTGATTTCCCCAAGACAGGACCTCCCAATCTGCCGGATAAACCGATAGTAGTTGTAGCCGGAATTGTCTGGCAGAAGGGAGAATCCTATGTCTAAATTTATTGGAAGAAGAATTGTTCCGAAACACGATGGTGTATGGGATATCAATAAGGAATATGAAGAACTCAGTATCGTTCTGGATAAGGCGTCCGGTGAGAGCTATATCAGCAGAAAGCCTGTGCCGGTCGGTACTGCAATCTCGGATGAAAGTTACTGGATGCAATACAGCCTTTACAGTGCACAGATCGCAGAGGCTGTCAAGGAAATGGAAGATACAGAAGCACGTCTCACCCAGTATGTAGATACCGCAGAATCCAACATGAACAGTCGGGTGAATTCTGCTGAAAGCCTTACTAATAGCAACAAGGCAGAGTTGAACAGCCGTATGGATACGTTGGACAAGCGACTGGATGCTAATGTGTCTGCTTCGACTGACAAGGATAAGGACTATGCAGCAGAAGTTGTGGATGCAAGAGTAGATGATGAGGGAACGAAATACGGTTCTGTCGGTTCCCATATTCGAGCAATTGGAAGTGGCAAGGGTATTTTGAAAGGTGCAGTAAATGGAAGCCGCCTGTCGTTCTTGGACATTACTCCAGAACTGGTTTGGACTGCAGATAAGTATATTTCGAGAAAATATGGTGGGCTAGATAATTTCTCTCAGGGCTCAAATGTCTATTTTGCCACGTTGGATTATATTCCGTTTCCATATGGAGGCTGCTGGCTTCAGGTATATTCTGCCATGTCCACAGTTGAAAGCGATAAATCGGGTATTGCATTTTATGATGCAAATAAGAAATTTATCAGCGGAAGCGATTACAATCGGGAAACTAAGAAACTGGCATTTCGCAGAATTCTCTGTCCAGATGGAACTGCTTATATGCGCATGACCTGTATGGGGCAGGACAATCTCGATGGCGTGGGTATCTGGTTGGATGATTATAGAATCTCAGTGGGGCATCTGGTGAATCGTGCGGTAACACATGAAAAACTGGCAGAAAAAAGTGTTGAAACGGATAATCTTGCGGATGAAGCGATAACATCAGAGAAACTGTGTGACAACGCTGTGCAGGTGAAAAATGCTGCCTTTTTGGAAATCCCGCTGGAAATTGTTTTGACACCGGATTTGTATATTGCACGTGCAAAGGGTGATTTGCGGACTTATACACCGGGAACAAACACCTATTTTGCAACAGAGGACTATCTGCCGTTCCCATATGGTGGAAGTAAATGCCTTTTACGCGCAAGTATGAGTACAGCTTCCAATGATGTTTCAGGTCTTGCTTTTTATGATCAGGACAAAAAGTATATTTCAGGATTGAAGTACAATCAGGAAAAGGGTGGTATTTTAAGTTACACGGATTTTATCTGTCCCAAGGGTACTGCGTATATCCGCCTGACCATGTATAAAGAAAATTTGAAAGATTTTGCTAAGATTTGGTTTATGGATACGGTTGTATCTACCGGAAAGGTACAGGATGCTGCGATTACTACGCAGAAAATTGCTGATGAAGCAATCACAAAAGACAAATTGGAAAAAGATATCCAAAAAAGACTGACAGCAGAGATCAATGATCTGTTAGGTTTGAATCTCTCAGATAATCCCCTGGAACGGATTCGAAATGATGCTGGTTTAATGACCGTATTTCGTCATGTGGGCTGCATTGGTGACAGCCTTGCAAGCGGAGAAGCAGTATACAAAAAAGCCGATGGCACCACAGGAGGGAAGGATCTGTTTGAATATTCCTGGGGACAGTATCTTGCTAGAATGACCGGGAATACCTATTACAACTGGTCTAAGGGTGGACTGCGTTGTGATACGTTCCTTTCCAGTTCGCTTGCAACGGAGTGTTTTGATGGAAATCATAAGTGCGAGGCCTATATTATCGGTCTTGGACAGAATGAAAACAATCGAAAGTACAAGATTGGTACGGTGGAAGATATCAATCTCGGCGATTACACAAAGAATCCAGACACCTATTATGGCAATTACGGAAAGATCATTCAGAAGATTCAGGAAATGCAGCCGAAAGCTAAAATTTTTATCCTGACTGATCCGTTAAAATCTGTAGAAAATGCTGGCTACAATTCAGCAGTTCGGGAGATTGCAGGAATATTTAAGAACGTCTATCTGGTTGATTTGTATACCTATGGAACAGCTTTGTATAATTCCGGCTTTCTCTATCAGCAGAAACGTGGCGGTCATTACAATGCAGTCGGATACTTTATCTGTGCCATGATTATTTCTACCTATATTGATTGGATCATGAAGAAGAATCCGAATGAGTTCCGTGAGATTGAGTTTATTGGATTGGACAATAAATTCTATTAAATTTCCACCGTCCCTGACAGACATACCTCCAAAATGTCTGTGAAACGGTGTTCATTATAGAAGGAGTATACACAAGGCGGCATCGACCGTCTATTTTTTATGCCCGGATTGGGCAGGAAAGGACAAGATTATGCAGAATGTGATCGACAAGATTGAATGGATGTTCGCAGGTCTGGGTGGTTTCCTGGGCTGGTTCTTCGGCGGTTTTGATGGCTTCCTCTATGCACTGGTGGTGTTTGTGGTCTGTGACTACTTCACCGGGGTGCTGGCAGCAGCGATCAAGCATGAGCTTTCTTCTGAAGTTGGCTTTAAGGGCATCGCCAAGAAGGTGTGCATCTTTGTGCTGGTTGGGATTGCCAACATCATTGATACACAGATTCTCCAGAATGGAGCCGCCATCCGTACAGCGGTGGTGTTTTTCTATTTGGCGAATGAAGGCCTGAGCTGCCTCGAAAACGCAGCCGTTATCGGTCTTCCGGTGCCGGAGAAGTTCAAGGAGATGCTGGCACAGCTGAAGGAAGAAAAGGAGAATAAGGACGAGTAATCAATGGGGAGAGGTGTAACAGCCTCTCCCTCAAATTTTAGGAGGAATGAACCATGAGTAAGAAAGAGTATCCCGCAAAACTGACGACCGGTTATTACCGTGTGCGAGAAGTCTGGGAAGATGAGGCATCCCAGTTTGGCGCGTACCGTCTGCTGGCGAATGCAAAAGTCAAGTGCGATGAGAACCCCGGCAGCCGAGTGTTCGACAATGACGGCAACGTGATCTATCCGGAAGAGGCTGTCCCGGATACCGGCGCAGATGAGAGTGAGGAGAAAGCAGTCGTGGACGATATCCCGGAAGATAAGCCGGAAACCACAACCCCTGTGGAAGATACCCCGGAGGAAAAGGAAGCAGAGGATGAAGTTGATAAGAATGAGGAGTCCGCTGTGGATGAGAATGAGTTCCCGACTGCGGAGGAGCTTCCGGCGACCATTGCCTACGGCAAGCTCAAGACACTCATGAACATCCGCAAAAAGCCGAGTCTGGATGCAGAGGTCGTAGCGGTCTACAAGAAGAATGCCCTTGTGGAAGTCGTGCAGTTCTGTGATGGCTGGCTGAAGATCAAATGTGCCGAAGCAGAGGCCGGTGTCGCATATGTCCTGAACAGTGCGGACACCTATGCGTTCACAGCTGGCAGGATCTATACCGTTGTTCCCGGTGATAATCTCTGGAAGATCGCGGAAAAGGAGCTGGGGAGCGGCAGCCGCTGTGCAGACATCCGTGTGCTGAATGGCCTGACTTCCAATGCCATCCGGGTCGGCATGAAACTGCTGATCCCTTAAACGGCGCATTTCGACACATTTTTAGGACTTCAATTTCCTGATGCCGAAAGGTATACTTGGGAAAAGGAGAGTGTTGTAAATGAATGAAAAGTTCATGGCAGAAGATGTGTTAAGACCGTATGGCATTACGCTGTACTATAAGGGATGTGAGTATCTGAGGGATGCGATCGTCCTGCATTGGCATCGGCCGGATCTGAAACCGTGTCAGCTCTTACAGCTTGTTGCAGATCAGAAGGGGGTTAAGAAGAGCGGTGTCCTCAGTGCCATTTCCACGATTTCTAATGTGGCGTGGGAAGTGAATGGGATAGGCGCTGAAAAGCCGATGTCAACCATGAAGTTTGTCTGTAGGATACTGGAAGAAGCAGACAGGAATAGAGAATAACCAATAGACCTAAAGGGGACTCAGAGCAATCTGGGTCTCTTTTCTTTTACGGAGGAAATCATTATGGGATATACCAATAGTCCACTCGTTGTTTACACTAAGCTCTCCCCGAACCATTCCGGACAGAGGACACACAGCATCGACCGTATCACACCGCATTGTGTGGTCGGTCAGCTTTCTGCGGAAAGCATCTGCGGCTGCTTCACCAGCACGAGCCGTCAGGCAAGCTGCAACTACGGCATCGGCACAGACGGCCGTGTGTCGCTTTGTGTCGAAGAAAAGAACCGCAGCTGGTGTTCGTCCAGCAATGCCAATGACCAGAGGGCGGTCACCATCGAATGCGCCAGCGACATGAATGAGCCGTATGCCATGAACAGTGCCGTATATGACTCTCTTGTCAAGCTCTGCATTGATATCTGCAAGCGTAATGGGAAGAAGAAGCTCCTGTGGCTGGGTGATAAAAATAAGACACTCAACTATGCTCCGGCGGCAGATGAAATGGTGCTGACCGTTCACCGCTGGTTTGCGAATAAAAGCTGCCCTGGAAACTGGCTGTATGCCCGCCTGGGTGATCTGGCCGCAAGGGTAACTGCAGCACTGGGCGGTTCATCCTCATCCGGTATGCAGGCTTCTTCGCTGAAAAATCTCTCGGAAGCAGAAGCAGTTGCAAAGATCGGTCCGCTGTTTACTGCGAACCAGAAAACCACGGGCATCCTTGCCTGCGTGTCGATGGCACAGTTCATTCTGGAATCCGGCTACGGTAAATCTGAGCTGGCACAGAATGCCAATAACTGCTTCGGTATGAAGACTTCGCTTTCCGGGAACAGCTGGAGCGGCAGCAGTTGGGATGGCAAGTCTGTCTATACCAAGAAAACACAGGAGCAGAATACCGATGGCAGTTATGTGACGATCACTGCTGACTTCCGCAAGTACGCTTGTGTGGAAGACTCTATTGCCGATTATGCGGCATATCTGCTCGGTGCGATGAGCGGCAGCAGGAAACGCTATGAGGGTCTGGCAGGCTGTACCGATTACAAGAAAGCGGCACAGATCATCAAGGCTGGTGGCTATGCTACCAGCCACACTTATGTGCAGAGCCTCTGCAGTATCATCGAGCGTTGGAACCTGACGCAGTACAATGCCACCACCGAAGATAATAGCACCGAAGGCAGCACCACCATTTCCGGTTGGTACCGTGTGCGTAAGAGCTGGCAGAATGCCGCTTCCCAGAAAGGTGCGTTCCACGACCTCACCTATGCAAAGCAGTGCGCGGATAAGAATCCGGGCTATTATGTTTTTGACCCGGCGGGTAAGGCCGTCTACCCGGAACCGAAGTCTTCAGTCCCGTATACTGTGCGTGTGTCCATTAAAGACCTCAACATCCGCAAGGGTCCAGGAACAAATTACGGTAAGACCGGTTATTACACCGGGAAAGGCGTGTTTACTATCGTGGCAGAATCTGCCGGTGCTGGCTCTGCGAAGGGCTGGGGCAAGCTGAAATCCGGTGCAGGGTGGATCGCACTTGACTTTGCGGCCCGTATCTAAAAACAGTCCCCGTCCTCCTTGGGCGGGGCATACATATGGTGCAGATAAGACAATAATCCACCAGATTATTCTCCGTCTTTCTGCATCGGAATTACTTGATAATATCACGAAACAGAGGGAATATGTGACTGCCCATAGAGAAGAAAACGGGCAGGAAAGGAGCGAAAACTATGAGTACTGGTACGGATTTCCTTGCAAATCTGCAGAAAAAGACTGTGAAGAATACAGTACAGCAGAAACAGCAGAAGAGAGTAAATGCATCTGCTGTGGATGTCTCGGCTTTACTGGAAGCCGCTCTTGGGAAAAAGAAACCTGTGGAAGCTGTGGCAGATGTTCGTCAAAGTACGGATGCTGCCACAGCTTCTTTTTTACCACTGGCTGATACGCACCAAGGCAGGTCTACTCAACAAAAACCAAAAAACGCATCAGATAAAAAACAGATGCCCCAAAAATCAAAAGACATCGTGGATGCCGGTATCACAGCTCTTATCCAGAAAGCTCTGGATGCCAAAAAGGTCATGGCAGAGCCGGACATTGCAGAACGGCTGCAGAGCAGTATGGAGAGTGAGTTTACGAAGCTCTTCACACCGGAAGAACCGCAGGATAACAAGTTCGTTTCGACGGCGACCTTCCGGGCTACCAAAAAGAAAGCCGGAACCCTTAATGTGGCAGCTTACATCCGCGTTTCTACGGACATGAGCGACCAGGAGAATTCCTATGAAACGCAGGAAAAATACTTTAACCAGCTGATTGAAAATAATCCGGCATGGAATGCAGTCGGTGTGTACTCCGATTACGGCATCTCCGGCACTTCCAAGGAAAAGAGAACCGGATTCCGCCGACTGATGCGTCATTGTAAGGACGGGAAGATTGACCGCATTGTGTGCAAGTCCATATCACGATTTGCCCGAAACACGGCTGACTTTATGAGTGCACTGGATGTCCTGCATGATTGCGGGGTAACGATTCTGTTCGAGAAAGAAAATCTGGATACGGCAGACCCGACCAGCGACTTCATCCTTACGACACTGGCAGCCATTGCACAGGAAGAAAGCCGCAGCATTTCCAGTAACATCCGGCCGGGGCAGAAGATGCGCTTTCCGAAGGGGGATGTTCCAAACAAGATCATGTACGGATACCGCTACAATGGGAAGATGGTTGCCTCCGAGAGCGGATATGAGTATAAAGATATTGAGATCGTTGAGGAAGAAGCCAGGGTCGTCCGGCGCATTTTCCATGAAGTCGTGGAAGGGAAAGCCTATACGGAGATTGCAAGGGGACTGAACATGGACAAGATTCCGGCTCCTGTCACCGACGCAGTGAGAGTAAGAAAGAAAAAATCCAAGAAAGGGCAGTTAAACAGTGATCTGCTGGATGGATGGACAGGCGGGAATATCACGCGGATCGTCCGTGCCGAGCGGTACATGGGTGCAGTCCTTATCCAGAAGAAGTTCACATCGGATTACCTGACACATGAAGTCCGGGACAACAAAGGCGAAGTCCCTCAGTATTTTGTCCGGAACCATCATCCGGCAATCGTTGACGAGGACCTGTTTGAAAAGGCACAGGAAGTCGTAAAAGTAAACAGCGATTTATATAACAGGACAAGATCCGGCAAGAAGCCGAGAGCGTTTTCCCAAAGACTAATCTGCGGGGAGTGCGGCCGTTTTTTCCATGTGACTAACGGAAATGGGAACTATCCCATCTGGCGATGCCCGACGAGCAGCCGGACGACCGGAAAACGCATCTGCCATGCAGAAAAAGTATACGAGGAACAGGTTGTCCGAGCCTTCCGTAAAGCAGTTCTGGAGCGGTTCCGGCTGACGCTTAAGCCCATCCATGACAACGTGGCTGTGGCAGACATCATGAGCGGCCGGTTCAAAGAGCAGTATGACAACTTCACCCCGGAAGCAGATTCTTTTGTAAGCCAGATGCTTGCACGGCTGGAGAGCATTCAGAAGCTGGATTTTATGGAACGCGACCGTGCTTTTTATAAAAAGCAGATAGCGGCCGCACACACCAGTGTGGAAAGCACCAGTAAGAAGATCCGGCTCCTGAAAAGTCAGGTGGATGTGATGCAGACCCGTCTGGAACTTCTCGGTGACGAGATGATCGACCCTGCTTCTATTGAGGAGAAGAAAAAGCTCATTGAGAAACTGGAGCGGGATATTCAGAAGGACACGGACACTGAGCAGAAGCTGACCGAACAGCTCGACTATATGGAAGACTACTGGGAAGAACTGGAGGGCGACTATGAACGAAGGGAAAAGGCAATCGAGTGGATGAAGAACCTCCCGGCGGGGCGGGATGGTACGGTAGCCTTTCTGAATGAAGTGACCGAAGAACACTGCAAGGCCTTCCTACTCTCCATCACGATCCATTCACCGCTGATGTTTACGGTCCACTGGTTCGATGACACCAAGACCGAGGTAGAGATGGATTCCAATATTGAAGATTACCGCAATACCGCAAGCTATTATGACGGGCATACGATGCGCGACGGCAGCCAGCGGAAGAGGTATGTAAGATAAGACCAGTTGCAAGGCTGGAAGAAAGGAGCAGATTATGACAAGACAAAAAGTGGATGTGATCCCCGCCAGTGTGCGCTCAGTACAGAACGGCGGGCAGCTGAAAAGCCAGACCAACATCCGTGTGGCGGCTTACTGTCGTGTTTCCACGGGAGATGAGAGTCAGCAGACTTCCTACACGACACAGAAAGCATTCTACAAAGACCTCATCACCCGGAAGCCCGGCTGGATCTTTGCCGGCATCTACGCGGATGAAGCAAAATCTGGTACGAACCGGGAACATCGAGAGGAATTCAACCGCATGATAAAAGATGCGATGGATGGAAAGCTGGACTACATCGTTACAAAGTCCATTTCCCGATTTGCACGAAACACTATTGACTCCCTGACCTGTACCCGTGAGCTTCGGCAGCTGAAGCCGCCCGTGGGTATCTATTTCGAGAAAGAGAACATCGACACACTGGATGCCAAAGGTGAGCTGATCCTGACGATCCTTTCTGCACTGGCACAGGATGAGAGCCGTTCCATTTCTGATAACATCCGATGGAGCATCCAGAAGAAGTTCCAGTCTGGTGTCCCGCATATCAATCTGAAACGGATGCTGGGATATGAGCTTGGGGCAAATAAGCAGTGGGTCATCATGCCGGAGCAGGCAGAAATCATCCGCTACATTTTTGACCGTTTCGTGAAAGGCCAGACGGCGAATAAGATCGCTCAGGAGCTGAACCAGATGGAAAAGTTCACGGTCAATGGAAAGAAGTGGAGTGCCAGCTCGATCCTGATCGTTCTGCGGAATGAGAAGTATGTGGGCGACATTGAGATGCAGAAGACCATCACGAAGGACTTCCTTACCCACCGTTCCAGCATCAATAAGGGCGAAGCACCCCGGTACTATGTGAAGAACCATCATGTGGGCATCATCGACCGTGTGACTTGGGACAAAGTGCAGACCATGCTGTTCGAGAAGCCGAGGGCAGACATGACGAAAGGCCCCGGCAAGAAAAAGGTAAAGAGCATTAAGGGTTCTCCGTTTGGAAACCTGCGCTGTGGTGCGATCCTGGAGAATGGGCCGGATGCTGGAAAACCCTGCGGGGAAGGATTCTTCCGTACAACCTACACGGGTGTGGCAAATGGTTACAGCGATGAGCGGAGTCTTAAGGCGACTGGTGAGGATACCGGAGAGTATCTGGAAAAATACACCTATTCGTATCCCGTTTGGCGTTGCAAGCGTAAGGTCGGGGAGCGGGACGGTGAGCCGCCGAAGAACGGTTCTCCCGACCAGAAAGCGTATTGCCGGAGCAAGAAAGGCTGCATGTCAGATGAGGAAAAGGAAGCTGCAAACAAGCGCTGCCCATCCGAACGCTACCATGAGTGTGCGCTGGAGCAGAGTTTCATGGAACTGCTCTACAGCACGAAGCGTGACTTTGAACAACACGGAGATGCCTCCATGATCGTGACGATGTTTGACAATGCCTATGAGCAGGCTGTCCGGCTGGCGAATAACAACAGCATCTCGGTGCAGAGGATGGCAACGGTGGAGAATCAGATCAAGGAGATGGAAGAACGCCTGCAGGATGCCATCAGCCATCAGGTGGCGGCGCTTCGGGAAGCTGCACTGGAACAGAACGTGGAACTGAATGAAGCCCTTTCCAACGGGGAAGTGACCATTGACGACATCGACCTGGACATCCGAAGCGGACTGACACCGGGAAGTATCGGAGTGAGCTTCTATGGGACGGAAACGGAGGAAGGCTCGGAAGCCCAGATTTATACAGAACTTGTGAACGACCTGCAGGAACGGCTGAAAGCACTCCAACAGGAACGGCAGACGATAGAGGAGGAACAGGGTGTGCTGGCGATCATGAAAAAGAACTTTGAATACTTCCTTGCCTGCCTGAAAGAACTGCCGGATACCAATGCAAGCGGAATGCTGTTAAGAGTCAACGGTCTGGATGTACAGGGAAGTCTTCTGAGAGATGTAGACGGCAAGCCCATCGAAGGCCGGGTGTCTGCCGTGACCAAGGGCAAGCTCAAGCTTACTCCTGAGCGGATCGCAGAAGCACCAGATATGCTCCACTTTGAAAAAGGCATCTACTGTGCTTTTGTTGAGAGCGGGGTACTGCAGGGGGATGTGGCAACCTATAAGACAAACTTCGGTGTGACACTGACCTCAAAAGGCAACCGCAGAACGCTCGACAGCTTCATGGGCTATAAGCGGAGTGACATGGACGGCAATGTGGTCTATGTGGATGCTCCTTATAAGGTGTACGGATTCAGCATTCAGTACCGCAGATACCTGACAACTGCAGCGAAGCGCGAGAGGGAAGAAGCGGTGTGATGGAAGGAGACAGGACCCTGCCGGGTGTGGCTTTTGTGGCTGCATCTGGCAGGGCTTTTTTTGTTTTTAAGGTTTTACTGTGCTGCTATTTTGCCTGTTTTTTTGTCTGGTCTTTTTTACCTGTAGGGATTGCTATGTGCAGATTCCTGTTATATGTTGTGGGTGGCGAGAAATACACATAGCAAGGAGTGTTTGAAATGAAAGATGTAGCAGGGATGCTGGCAGAGAAATATGGTGCAACAGCTGAGGAGATTGTGGCGGCCGGTGCTATGAAATTATATCTCCAGAGCATGGAGCCGGCAGAGGCACTGAGAAAGGTGAGGGCTGTGTATGAGCCAAAAGTGATCCGGCTTGACAGTGGCGAAGGCGTGCCGGTACAAAGCAATATTGATGGTGCAAAGTACGCTGCGTTCATCGATGAGTCCTTGGCGTTTGCGGATCAGAAGATGAGAGAGCGTGGGGATGCACTGGCAGAAATGGTTATGGAAAAGTTGAAAGCCGTGGAAGGAAGGTGCCTGATCGAGTGTGCCAGCGTGGAGTTCATAAGTTTTATCGAAGATGCTTATCGGTGTCTAAGGCGGGGAGAGAGATAATACAGGAATTTAAGAAGTCTGCAGTTGATGAGATGAAAGAACTGGACGAGAAAAGAAGTGCATAATTGAAACTTATCGACCCACTGGCGTATTGTGTAGATCCCTACATGGTCCGCTGGTGGGCTTCTTTTTTTGTCCTTATCCGCATAAACCACAGACAGCACTTCGGTGTGTTCCAAAGTGCAGTTGTGGCTTATGCGGGCTTTTTTGTTATATGATCAACAAGTTATAAAATCAAACTCCTAAGCCGTATAAAATTGCTTTCATCTCCTTTACCATCCGTGTGAGAATCTCCTGCTCAATTGCATTACAGTCTAAAAGCAGACGGTGGATCTCGGAATCGGCAGTGGACGCGGAGTGCGCCAAACTGTCTACAAGAAGGTCATCTGCTGAGACATTTAGTGCGTTGGCAATATCAACCAGTGTATCAAGACTGGGACGGTTAATGGCGGTTTCGATAACACTGATGTGTTTTCGGGTCATATTAAGTTGTTCACCGAGTGCCTCCTGTGTGATTCCGGTCTGTTTACGTGCGTTTGCGATACGTTTACCTAAAGATTCATAATCAATAGCCATGTATGTTCCTCCTTATGTGTACCCGCATAAGGCTGTTACGATTATCCCGCAGAGAAAAACACATAGCAACTTGATTACAGGAAATCTAAGGTCGCAAAGGTCTACACCTCTATCTGTTATGTGGTCTAAGGCTGTTTTGCTACCTGATATGTAGCAAAATGCGAAACGTGCTACATGATAGGTAGCAGTCAAATCATCGATCAAACCTTATAATATAAATGTAGAAAAGACTGCACATAGAAAGGGACGATGATGACGAACAAAGGAGAAAAAGGGATTCTTACATTATACAGTGATGTACAGGCGACTTCTGTTCGTTGGCTGTGGTATCCATTCATAGCAGTTGGAAAGATCACATTGCTGCAAGGTGACCCCGGTGATGGCAAATCCACAATGATGATGCACCTGATAGCCGAGCTGTCTAAGGGAGGAACCCTGCCAGATGGCAAAACCATCGGAATGCCGCAAAGGGCTATTTACCAGTGCTCAGAAGATGGCATTTCAGATACCATTAAGCCCCGGCTTGAAAAATGTGGGGCAGATTGCAGAAATGTGGCCTTCATAAATGAAGAAACATACAGTGGCTTGACACTGGATGATGAGCGCATCCGGCAGGCTATTATAGAATTCCGGCCGCGGCTGGTAGTTATCGATCCGATCCAGGCATATCTTGGAAGTGATTCCGACCTCCAGATTGCAGGAAGAGCCAGAAGGCTGATGCAGCGTCTTGGCATGTGGGCATCTATGTATGACTGTGCCATTGTGCTGATCGGACACCTTAATAAAAAAGAAGGAACAAAGGGTCTTTACCGGAGCCTTGGCAGCATCGATGTTGTTGCGGCTGCCCGGAGCGTTCTACAAGTAGAACGGGATGCGGAAAAGTCAGATATCCGCATTGTGCGGCAGATAAAAAACAGTCTGGCTCCGTCAGATGGTGAAATCAAATTCTCGATAACAGCGGAGCAGGGCTTCAAATGGCTGGAGTGTGAAATTAAGCCAGATCCATCAGCGGAGCCGGAAACACCAGTTTTTGAGTCAAAATCTGAGAAGGCGGCGTATCTGATCAAGAAGCTGCTTTCCGGGGGTGACATGAGATCCAGAGAAATCTATATGCGGATGAGCGATGAAGGTATCAGCCGCAGGACAGCAGAAAATACAAAGAAAGAACTCGGCATCCGGAGTTATCGGAAGATGCGACAGTGGTACTGGAGCATGAAGCCGGAGGAATGAGAGGAAGCAAATGATAAGCAGTGGAGCAGAGGCGGCAGACCGCAAGCAGAGAATCAGAGACAGATATAAAGGCGTGGATACTTCTGAGTTGGAAGTTATCCCGGCAAAAACTGTGGAGGGGCTTGGAGAAAGCACCTCTATCCGTCGTGTTGCCGCATATGTCCGTGTTTCCACTGATAATGATGAACAGACTTCTTCGTATGAACTTCAGAAAAATTATTACACGGATTATATCAAGGCACAGCCGGGATGGGAATTCGTTGGAATCTATGATGATGAAGGCATCAGCGGTACATCATTGGATCATCGCAAAGGAATGCAGCAGCTGATCGAGGACTGTAAGGCCGGAAAGATTGACCTGATCCTCACAAAGTCCATCGCCCGTTTCGCCAGAAACATTGTGGACTGTCTTTCCGTCATTGAAACACTGAAAAATCTTGACCCGCCCGTGGGTGTAAAATTTGAAGCGGACAACATCTACACACTGGACAGTAACGGGCGCATGATCCTGACGATTTTGGCATCCGTGGCAGAGGAAGAATCTCATTCCAAGTCTATCATTATGAATTGGTCCATTGACCGTAGGTTCAGCCGTGGACTGTTCCTTACGCCGGCCCTGCTCGGATATGACCAGGACGAGGATGGCAGCCTTGTGGTGAATCAGGACGAAGCACAGACGGTGAAGGTGATTTACTATCTGTACCTGAATGGATTTTCTTTCACCGAGATTGCAGAGCTACTGACAGATTATGGCCGGAAGACAAAACTGGGGAACACGGAGTGGAATCCCGGCACTCTTGCAGGAGTCATTGCTAATGAACGCCATTGTGGGGATGTATTGGCAAGGAAGACCTTTACACCGAATTTCCTGACGCATAAATCAAAGAAAAACAACAACGACCGGACGCAGTACCGGCAGAGAGATCATCATGAGGCAATCGTGTCCAGGGAAGTCTATAATGCGGCAAATCATCTGCGGGCATCCCGGAGTTATACAAAGAAAAATCGCCCGCTGCCAGTCCTGAGTGTGGTGGATGATGGAATCTTACGCGGATATGTGCCTTTTGATAAGGACTGGACAGGATTTTCAGCTGAAGAATACCGGGAAGCATCTGAAAGTGTGATTCGGGAGCCGGATGATTCTGTTGTGGGTGATGTGAAAAATCGGCTTAATTTGACAGGATATGAAGTTGTGCGGGCACAGTATTTTGCTACTTTACAGAATCCGGCTATGACGATCTCCAATGGCAAGCTGCGTTTTAATACAGCCTGCCTGAAAAAGTTTGAAGATGTAGAGTATGTAGAACTGCTCCTGAATTCGGTTGACCGCTGCATTGCAATCCGTCCGTGTGAAAAGAGCAATCCCAATGCGATCCGCTGGGGTCGGCTGAAAGAAGGACGCTGGTGTGCCAGAACACTTGGCTGCCGTGGCTTGGCAAAGACTCTTTTTGACATCATGGAGTGGGATGAAGACCTGCGTTATCGGTTCCGTGGGCAATTCGTGGAGGACGGCGATAATAAGCTGATGCTCTTTGAACTGGATGAGCCGGAGATGATCAAGGTTGAAGAAATCGTTCTGCCACCAAAGGAAAACACCGAGGATGCAGAGGGCGAAACGGTCAAAAAAACGATTTACATTTTCCCGCCAGAATGGGCAGGTACTTTTGGAAAGTCGATCACAAGCATTGCACAGGTCGGGATTTTACAGCAGGAGAATTACTCTGGAAACTGGGATGTACTCCGGCCGGCAGCAGAGATAGATGAAATGAATACTTTTACCGCAGATGGTCTGAACGCTCTGCTCCATGAAGCGGAAAAAATAATGGAAGGATGGACTGACACAGATGAATGAAAATACGAACGCCATGCCGCCAGAAGAGCAGGCAGAAAATGATAGAGACGCAAGAGCGGAAGAATTAGAAAGTACATTTTCCTATGATGGATACCAGGTCGTGCGGAAGGAGCTGTTTGCACATCTTCGTGACCCTGCAATTGTGATCCGCAAGGACAGCATTACATTTAACACAGCCTGCATCACTGGGCTGGAAGATGTGGTTTATGTACACGTCATGTTCAACAATGATTTGAAGCGTATTGTTGTACGCGGCTGTGATGAAAACGACAAGGACGCTCTCCGCTGGTGCATCGCCAAGTCAGATAAACGTAAAAGCCGGAAGATGACCTGCAAGCCTTTTTCAGAACTGGTGTATAAGGAAATGGGCTGGGATACCGAATGCCGGTATAAGATGCTTGGGTACAGAATTTCGTTTGAAGGGGAAACTCTGTATGTTTTTGACCTGCTTGTGCCGGAGATCTTCCATGAAGGCCAGAAGCGGAAAAATGGAACAGACCAGAAAAATGCGCAAGAAACAAAGCCTGCAAATACCAGAAAGGGATTTTACCCAGATGATATTGCGGGTACTTTTGGCGTGCCTGTAGAAGAACATCTGAAGGAATCCGAAGTTCAGCAGATGGACGGATATGTGTCAATGGGAATACTGACAGGAAAAACGGTCCCCGAAGTCGGTCAGGGTGCCGGAACAGATTGA